GAAGGTAGACGTATTCACCGAATGGGAATACGGTTGGTTGGAGTTGACCTTTTCTGCAGTCGTAGTAGTAGTCGTACCATGCGAGAGCCAGGTATGGGAAGTAGAGCAGTGCCACGATAACTATGAGGTTCTTTTGGGGAAGGAACCAGTAGCCCGCAGCAAGCAAGAGTGAGAATATGATGCACTTTATGTTGAGTGCGAATGGGTGATTGTCAAAGAGACCACCTGCCATTTACTATTGATCCTTTTTTTAATGGGTAATAGTAAATGGAGTGTCTGTTATCTGACTGGGATATAGAAGATTTGCGTAGCAAATATAACACAGCAAAACCATTCGAGTATGTCATTATACCTAAATTTTTTACAGACGATGTAGCACATGATATATATAACGTTCTGCCAGATCCAAATGAATCTTGGTGGGTTTACGATAATCCTTTCGAAAATAAATATGTATTGAACGAGTTTACTGACAATCTTAAAGATATTTTTGATTTTGTAAATTCAGAAGTTGTACTTAAAAGATTAAGAAATATAACTAATATTCCTGAATTGGAGAATGATCCATATTTTCATGCAGGAGGTCTTCATGCGTATGGTCGTAATGGTAAATGTGGTCTGCATCTAGATTATAATATTCATCCCATTACCTATAAAGAAAGAAGAGTAAGCTTAATGGTGTACATGTGCAACAACTGGAAATCTGAATATGGCGGAAAATTAGAGTTATGGGATAAAAATCTTACGTCAAAAACTGTTGTCGATTGTGATATGTGGAATACTGCAATTTTATTCAAGACGAACGAAATAAATTATCACGGTATACCTGATCCTATAAAATGTCCATCTAATATATATAGAAAGGTTATTGGAGTATATTATATGTCCGAACCGACACAAAAAACTTTAGATTCTCCTAGAAAAGGCGCGGTTCTTATACCTACCCCCGGTGAAAAAATAGATGAAAGATTGAAATTGTTATATGATTTACGAAAGACTAGACGATTGACTCCCTCTGATTTAGATTTTTGGCCCACCTGGAAAAAAGATTGTGGATTACTAGAATGAAATATATTGTTACCGGGTCATCCGGGTTTATTGGTAAACATGTAACAAATTTTTTGGGTGATGATGCAATAAAATTAACTCGTGAAAAAAATGAATTCAAAACAGCTGATATAGTAATTCACATCGCTGCTAGTAAAGTAAACTGTATAGAAAACAATGTTACTTATACTAAATTTATTTTAGATTCTATGATAGAACATAGTATAAAAAAAATCGTCTATATATCCACTATCGAAGTGTATGGACCTTCATCTCTTATACGAGATGAGAATTCACCGACATCATCTTCAACTATGTATTCCGCGACTAAAATTGCCGGCGAAGAATTGTGTAAAGCATATAAAAACTTGTACGGAATAGAAGTACTTATTTTGAGATTATGTAATGTTTATGGACCTGATATGGATCCAAACAAATATATAATGAAATGTATAAATAATTATGAAATAGACTTACATGACGGTATACGTTCTTATATTCACGTGTATGATTTATGTAATATTATACTATGGTTAATTAAAGAAACTGGAATTTTCAATGTTGTCGGTGAAAAAATAACGAACTCGGACATACTAAGTTTTACAAATAAACCACATATAGTCACGCAATGCAATGGTAACGCAGGTCACGAGAAGTGTTACAACGTCGAAAGTTCGAAGGTTAATTACGTTTTAAAACACGACTTAAAATCTTTTGTTATTGATAATATGAAAAGTTGTAACGCATGTGGTTCTATAAATGTATATCAATGTTTACACTTGGGAAAACATCCACTTGCCAATAATTATAAAAATTGCCCAGATGACATTCAGGAAGCATATCCATTGGGGGTAGATATATGTCATTCATGTTTTCATCTTCAGCTTCTACACATAGTTAACCCTGATTTAATGTTTAAAAATTATTTATATGTTAGTGGAACAACAGATACTCTTAAAACTTATTTTGAATGGTTTGTTAATTATACAAAGGGGCATTCAAAAACAATTTTGGATATAGGATGTAATGATGGTACTCTCCTAGATATTTATAGTGATCACGGTCTTGAAACGTATGGTGTAGACCCTGCAGTGAATTTAGTTGATATTCGAAAAAAGTGTCATAAAGTTCATGTTGGGTATTTTGATGAAAAATATGATGAAATTCAACCTGATATTATAACCGCTTTAAATGTTTTTGCTCATAATGAAAATCCGTTAGAATTTCTAAACAATTGCATGAGAATATGTAGAGACGATACCAAAATTTTTATACAAACTAGCCAGGCTGAAATGGTAAAGAATGGCGAATTTGATACAATATATCATGAACACATTAATTTTTTCAATATAATGTCAATGTCTAAACTTGTTGAAAGAAGTGGATTTAAACTTATAGATGTTAAAAAAACTCCGATCCACGGTACGAGTTATGTATTTACGTTGTGCAAAACCGGAGAACAATCTTCTAATGTGCCAGTGTTATTAGATGAAGAATACAGTCAAGGTCTATATGAACTTGAAACATATACGAAATGGAGAAACAGAGTTTTATCATTTAAAAACAAAATTCATGCACTACTAGACGGTAAGAGAGTTATAGCGTATGGAGCTGCCGCTAAGGGCAACACACTTCTTAATTTTTGTGGTATAGTCCCAGAGTTTATAATAGATGATAATCCTTTGAAACAGAATACTTACTCACCAGGTAACTCTGCTCCTATAAGATCTATATCATATTTAAAAGACGTACCAGAAGACGAAGACATTATTATACTTCCATTGGCTTGGAATTTTTATGAAGAAATAAAATTGAGAGTTCAGTCTGTGAGAAATAATAAAAATGATATGTTTTTAAACATAAAAAATATTCTTTAATAGTAATGATATACGTATTTGTATTCGTATTGATCGTCTTAGCCATTGCATCTTTTTATAAGCCATTCACCTTCGATATAGTTGTAGCGAGATACAAGGAAGATATTTCATGGGTATACGATGCACCATTTAATAAATGCAATCCAGTAATTTATAACAAGGGACCAGCCGATTTAAACATCAAATATATAACTCTCCCTAACGTTGGTAAATGTGAACACACGTGTATATACCATATAGTAACTAATTATGATAATTTAGCAGATGTTACTTTATTTACGACAGGTTCATCTAATAACGTAGACCTTGAATTATCATATATGAAAAAATTGATAGAAAATGTTAATACTACTAAAAATACATGTATGGCCAATTGTGAAGTTGATATGATTTCACATGCAGGAGAATTCCAATTAGATTATTATGAAAGTGAAGATTTACAAAATAAAGATGGCGAGGACCACGTCCCGATGTTAAAAGCTAATGTAAGACCATTTAAGAATTGGTTCGATACATATATTGGACCAGAAAGACGATCATATTCTGGGTGTGGAGTGAAAGGAATATTTGCAGTTTCAAGAGACCATATAAGGAACTTTCCTTTAGAATCTTATCGTCAAATATTAACACAGTTAGAAACTCATATTAGCCCAGAAGTAGGGCATTATGTGGAGAGATCATGGGGAGCTTTTTTTCATCCTATAGAAAAAGACTTCTTAATAAAGGCGCCATAAAAAATAAAAATGCGACCATAACCATAACCATAACTATTATAAATATATTTAAATACGATATACTACCAATACTTTTTAACGATAGTTCATCATCCAACACATCATTATTATCCCATTCCTTGAATGATTCTTCTGTGCGACCGTTATTTTCAAAGTTTGAATCTCCTCTCGTCATTTTGGTATTTTTATACCACTCCCACGACTGGACAATATAGTGATTGAGTTGGAACGGTATATCTTTCTGATCATCTTCAGATAGTTCGGATTGCTCAGGGTATTTAATAGTTCTATAACCATCCTTCACATGCTCATACCAATGGACTCCATCTATATCATCAATAGATTCTGTTCTACAAATTGTTTTGTAATTTCCAAAACATTGGAATGGCAATTGTTTTCTATACAAGAATGACTTTATTACACTATCTGGTTGTTTAACATGCCCGGAAGACCCGAACATTTTCCATGGAACCATAATCTGACCGACATTTTCATATTCTTTCTTCTCGAGTTCACTTTTAAGTGTACCTGTTTTGGAATACATGAATTCATCAAGGTCTACACATAACATCCATATAGTATCTTTAAAAACTGGGAATATGTTACGGTGATAAATTTTTCCCTGAACTTTATGCCCCTTTTCTGGGTCGTGAAATAATGTTATACGTCCTTTGTAGTTTTCCAATATGTGTTTGTAATTATCTGTACTTCCATTATCTATGAGATAAAAATGATCAACACCCTCTCTTATATAATGATCCAACCATTCTTTCATAATATGTGATTCATTTTTAAATATTGCATACACACATAAAACATGCATATTATATATTCCTAATATTTTAATCGAGCCGCTTTTATAGGACCATCTCCTCTGTCAACTGTGTTTGGAATTGTTTTTACTCTGTACTTTTTGCATAACAAACTGAATATGCTCTGATCATGTCTATGTTCTTTAAAGTTTTCTGTATTTTTTTCTAAAGATTGGCTATCATCTACTAAATGATAATCCTCACAATATGAAAGCCATTCGTGTACAAACTTTTCAGAAAATTTACATTTTTTGACAATTATAGCTGTAGCAATTATCTGTGGATCTTCCGAACCAGGAGGGAATACATTATTTATAGTATCCATCTTAGACCACGACGATTCTATGTCTTCATCCCACTTGAAAGCTAAAATTCCTTTGTCATCTATCTGTGATACTAGTTTTAATATTTCGTCTTTATTCTTTATCGAACACCCAGCGTCACAATATACAATAACTGAATTTTCAGGTACACCTTCCAATACTTGTTTTATGACTTGAGGTTTCCATATCCAATAACCATACCCTCTCTGGTTATTACTTATAAATTCTTCATGCTTCGCATAAAACTCTTTATCAAGATCATTTTCTGATAGTGCATGCACCTCATCAAACATGTCTAACGATAGTGCTTCGTTTTTGATCCTACGAAGGGTCTGAGCATATTTCGTATCTGCGAATGTAACAAATACAATTTTAGGTCTAAATATATAAAATAAAACGAATATTGTCACTATAAATACTATCAAGCCGATCATTTATGTCTAGCCAAGAAGAAGTTTATGCACAGATGATATGTTATAATAGTCTTCTACTTCAGAGTGTCGTAAATTTATAGCTGTTGAATGTGAACATATAGTACAATCTGGTGTATTAGCATATTCGTCAAACATATGTCCAGCGGTTAAGAATTTACCGTGACCAAAAAATCCAGCCATGAAGGACATAGAAGACCCTGTAGATAATACAAGTGGAGCATAGAACATGTGTGCGAAATCTTCAAAATAATGCCGGCATTTTATATTAGATTTTATGGGTCTAAGCTCATTTACTAGCAAATCTACATACTCCTGACACGCCTTTGCATTTTTTTCGTCTGAAAGATGTGTATGACAAGAAATAATATCTACATCACTTTGGCCTCGTAGACCATCATTATAGAACTTATATTTTACAAGGTGATATGATCCCATTCTATTAAATGGTACATCTGAGCATCTGAAATGTATAACAGGCACTTTTTGTTCGACGAAAAGCCCTGACTGTTTAAGAGCTTTATCGATAATATCATGAACATAAGGTCTAAGTACTTCCCAAAATTTCTTTCCTTCATTTGAATCTACAGTCCAAGCAGACACACCTTCGTATCCAGGATGTGATTTGTATTCTGGTACATACAACCCTGGTGGACATGGTATTTCTCTTGGAAGTGCCTTGTAAAAATCATTCACAAATTCACTTATCCATTCGCATTTGTAAGTTTCTTTTTTATGCCATGCAGTTCCCATACCATAAAAGTAGTTTGATAATACATTACCTATTGCGTTCACCCATGACTTATTTTCTCCTGGCTCGTCTTTAAATCTGGGCTGTAACTTTTTACAATCTTTCGGAAGAGCATCTCTATTAGCTCCTCTAAGTTTAAACATGTGTGCTTCTGAATCTCTTGTACCATCGCAAAATTCTTGGAGCGACACCTTATCAAACAATACTAATCCAGCATCATCTTCTGATACAAGTAGTTGCATATTTGGATAGTCTTTTTTTGACCTAACAACCATAGAAGTTACATGAATTGTAAGGTAATCTGGGGAATATACTTTCGATATATCTATTTTGATACTATCTAGATAAGACTGTACACTTTCAAATGTATCCATTCGTTTGAACTCTTCACACCAGTCTTTCATATATTCACAATTTTCAGTACACGCCAAAAACCAACTATCGATTACTGGCAATTTTGGATCAGATTCCTGTGACAAAGATTTATATCCAACAAAATCACCGTAAAACCAGTCAAATGGTTTCGTAAGGTACACAGATGCATCTATCCATATCCCGCCATGCTTCGAGAGTCTGTCCAGCCTCACGAAATCAGTATATCTCTGAATACTGTCACTTGATCTTTTGTATTTCTGGATATCTTTTGTAGACTCCTTATCGAGTATTCGGATCTCATAGTCTGGGGCCATCCTCTTCCATGAATCGATGCAAGCCTTTACAATTGGTGGTTGCTCACCGTCCCAGAATGACCAAATTATCTTGGGAATCGTGAAACTACTTACAGGTTTACTCGTTAGAAACAAAAGTACTACTATGAGTACAAAGATTAAGACGTATTTCATATCTACTGGTACCCAACAAGTTTTTCGCAATCTGATGGTATATCTTTACGGTTGAATCTTGCCAACTTGATGAGTCTCACATTCTGATCTTCTGATCCATCACAGAATGCCTTCATATCATTCGAGTACATCAGTTTACCGCCTTCAGTTTCTGATTCTATCAAGGTCATCTTTTCATTGTACCTATTCTTAGTTCGTACAGCCATTGATGCCACGTGTATCACGAGGTAAACTGGCCCGTGAATCTTCGAGTAGTCAACACCTGTAAGGCTCTCAAGATATTTTTCTGTGCTTTCAAATGTATCCATTCGTTTGAATTCTTCGTACCAATCTCTCACATACTTTGATCCTTTCTTGCAAGCAAAAAACCAACTATCAATTATAGGTAAATCAGATTTAACCTGCTGCGAAGTTGACTTGTACCCTACAAAATCAGATCCGTCCTGGATCCAGTCCAATGGTTTTGTAAGATACACAGATGCGTCTATCCAAACCCCACCATACTTGGAGAGTCTATCAAGCCTCAAAAATTCTGAATGTCTCGTAGGGTTTGTATCAGTGTCCTTGAACTGTATATCCTTGGTAGATTCTTTATCGAGTATTCGGATCTCATAGTCTGGGGCCATCCTCTTCCATGAATCGATGCAAGCCTTTACAATTGGTGGTTGCTCACCGTCCCAGAATGACCAAATTATCTTTGGGATCACAGGACGTCTCCACCAGAGCCACACAAGTAACAAAACGTACACCACGACCAGCAACATCTTACTGTACTTAGAGACTTTATTGTACATTAGACTAATGAAGTATCACGAGACTGATCTGAATCTGATCAAGCTTGCAGAGCCCAATCGCAACGGCAACCAGTACATCACATATGGCCCTTTGAACAAGGCTCTTCGGGTACAGCTTGGCAGGAGCGCGAGTCACATGGGTCTGCGCAACTGCTACGACAAGTACTACCTTGACCTGACTATTGATGAATCTACAAAGCAGTGGTGGGAAGCATTGGAGATTCACCTGGGATGCAACAAGTCGGCAATATGGAACGGATCTTTGTCAGTAAAGGTTGATGAGCACACTGAGATTTTTGACAGCGAAAACAAACTGACATGGCAGGACCTTAGGGACGGGGAGCTATCAGGGGAACTCACCGTTATTCTCGAGATTGCGATGGTCTACCAGAAGGAGGGGACCAGGGCCCTGTCTACCAGAGTGTACCAGGCGAAACATTATCCATGTGCTTTTGACTAAGGTTGTTTATCTAATATGTCAACAGGTGTATGATCAAGTGTTACGAGTTGTGTAAACGAATCATTTACTGTATATCTTCTTCTTATAATTTCTCCAATCGGACCCGTCCATTCTATTGTTAATACATTGTTATTTATAGAATAAGTAAAATTTATTGTTGAATTCCTCGTCATTCGTCTACCTGTTGAAGAGGTGTCGAATCGTAGATTAAAAGGCGCCACCGACATAATGTTTGTTTGGTACCATGATGGAACTGGTATTGTTGTCAATGCGATTGACGGCTGAATTGGTGGTATAACAGGAGGCTGACTTGGTGGTATAACAGGAGGCTGACTTGGTGGTCGATTTTTGGAATAAAAAGTTTGTTGAGCGTTCAATCCTGTAGAACCACCTGTAAATGTCTGAAACCCGTCGTTCGTTCTATATTGATAAGCTGTTCCTATATTTATTATATTTCCAGATACCGAATAAGTAAAGCTTTCGTCTGGTCTAGATGAGCCAGTAAATCTGAAAGTTCCAGAGTTTGATGTTGTAAAAATGATTGTGTCAAATGAACTATAATATGTATTTCCTTGTAAATTTAAAGGAGCTGGCCCAGGTGTAATTGTTGGAGATCTACTAGGGCCTTGTATAATTGTTGGAGATCTACTAGGGCCTTGTATAATTGTTGGAGATCTATTAGGGCCTTGTATAATTGTTGGGTCTATACTTGGTACGCACTGTACCTCGCACTCATTTGCAATGATCGATCCGTTTCTAAAAATTGTACCACATATATCTGAACTCCGTGTCGTACAAAGCTGTATGGGACCACTGGGACCTATAGGACTCCCGACTGGACTTGGTCCTTCTGAGGGAGTCGTACCGAAAATATCTTCCCAGAAATACCATAAGAGACCTCCAATAATCGAGGAGAAGAAGATTGTGACAATGACCAGAATAATGATAGTTGTTGTCTAAGAGGAATCCTTCTTCATTTATACTGTTCAAGTATAAAATTTGTGTGTGTACCATTCTCATTCTCGTCATATCCCCTTAGGGACAACTTGATGACTGGTGGCTTGTGCTTCACGAATTCATCTTGGACTTCTTTAGATACCCCATTCACTTTGCCTGCCAACATCCCTGGTCCACCTTCCGCGTTTGCACTTGGTGATTCGAAAGAGTCCCACTCTTCTGCAAACTGTCTGTCTGAATTATAAAGATCCCACCACAAGCTATCGAGCCAAAAATAATTGAGAGTGCTTTTGCGGCTTGACCAGTACTCGTCCACCTTTTCCTTCCACCTGAGCACGGAATACGAACCCTTCTTTGCACAGATGAACCAAGATGCTGGACCTTTACCATATGTATACAGCAGACTACCCCTGTACATCCATATAGAGTCAAAATCGGGCAACCACAAGTCAAGAGGACGGGTACAGAACAGTGTTGAATCTGCCCAGACACCTCCGTGTTTTTCGAGCAAATGTATTCTGATTACATCTGACTGTGCCTGCATTGAAGCTTCCCATGGTATCTTTGAGGTGTCCATGAATTCTCCGAGATTCTCTTTTGAGACGATTTGAATGTTCCACCCAGGGTTCTTTGTGACCCACGAGTCCTTTACTTTTGTGACGAGAGATGGAGCATTGTCCCAACCCTGCATCCACAGAAGCCATACAGTCTTTGTGGAATACTGAGACGGGCTGGGTTTTGTGGCTAGTAATAGAACTATTACCGTGAAAATAAGGATCCACCACCACATGGTCCTTTACTTAGAACCACGAATCTTCTTTCTTGCTGTACATTTTCATTGCCCTCTCGTAGTGCTCTGAGCCCTTGGCAGGGAACCCAGTGTCACCTGGCTTTGCGGTAGCAGTCACACACTCTCGCCACTTTGCGAGGTGGGAGTTGTTCTTTGAGGCTGATGAGGCTGATCTACCGGCCAGTACGATTCTACCCTGAGAATTCTTTGTGAGCTGGTCAGCTGTATGACCCTGTGCAGTCATATCAGCCTTCCCCCTGAGTACTGCAGCACGGGATCCAATTGTCTTTGTCTGAACCGGCATTTCTGTTAGATGCGAATAAAATTATGATCCTAATCGCCCACCATTACCACCTGGTAGATTAAAAGGAATCAGACTTGTAACCCCCCCTTGGGTAGTTCTCGCATAAAGTGTATTAGCGCTAATTCCATGTTTGAATCCTGAACCTGGCGGTCCTGTTCCGCCGGCACCAGAACCTGGTTGTGGTCTTGCGTCGCTGTCTGATACGTCTCCGTCCCACATCGGAGTATCCGGTATTTTTCTAGATTGTGGACGAGGAGTATCTCTTGGTGGGGTCGGAGAAAGAGGATTCCTGCTCGGTGGAGCCCTAACAACAGTTCCTGTTCCTGGCGATGTACCATCCTCTTTTAAAGTCACACCTGTTTCTGCTCTTGATACCTTATTAAATTGCGGAGTTAATCGTGGACCAATTCTTACATGTTTATCTGGTTCTGGTATAGCATCATTGGGTTTGGGTGGAACTGTTGGTTTTACACTATTGTAAGAACCAGGTGAGGTTCTTCCATAATTCAGAGAATTTGAATTACTTACTCGAGGTGTTGATGTATATGTTGGAATTTTATAGTCCGATCCAGAACTTGGTCTCGGAGTTCGTGTCGGAACATTATTTTTTGAAGGTCGTTTTCCTGAAAAAATTGTCGTTAGAAGTCTTTCGTCACCGTCTGCATCTCGGCGTCTTCTTCCCGCGAGTGCACCTCCCGCGAGTACTCCGGCTAATAACAATAACCCAAGTAGACCCAAATCCATGTCACTGTTACCACCTGGTCCGACGCTTGCAGCCGGTATAGAAGGACGAGAGAGTCTCGGACCCTCATATTCTAAATTAGTCTTTCCCTCTGACGCGTTTTCAGTGAGTATAAGTGAACTATTAAATCCGACCAACTGCAATTCATTCACATAATATAATTGTAAAACATCTATAGTATCATCTTTATTAAATGGATTTAATATCTTAATATAGTTGTCCTCTAGTTTGAACCGGACATAAGTATCTGTTCCATTCTTAGTAATTAAAGAAAATGTAGTTCCAGATATGGTTCCGTTAAAACTATCCGGCTCTAAAATATCGAAATTTCGCACATTCAAGTATCTATTTGTTGGGTCTGTATAAGATTCTACGAGTTGAAAAGCAGGGTCCTCATTAAATACTCTAAAATAGTCGTTGTTGTAAATGTCTGTAAATGGCCCAGTTTTGTTTGCGTTACGATACAACCTTGCTACTGGTCGATTAATTGAAGAAGGAATTAATATTGGTTCTATTTTTATACTAAAAAGAGTCCCATTCATAAATTGTTCACCAGTTTGGGTTGTTAGGTCTGTTATGGTCTGAGGACCCCAAATAATAAAGGGAGAACCTGAAAATCCATCATTTGAATACAATGTTGCTTTGAAACCAGCAAGTACAGATATTCCAGTTACATCTTCGCCTCGAAGAGTAGATCCCCATAATCCCGGTTCCCAATATTCACAAGGTTTTAAACTTGCAGTTACGGTGTTTGTGCTATTACGAAGAATACAGACTGTCTTGTTTATTTTATCCCAAGGTGGCCATTTTGTCGGATAAGTTAATATCTGATAGTGAGTTGCCAGTGACCCGACAGATCCTGTACGGGAATTCAGATAGGTTGTGGTTATGTTATATTTGCTCATAAGTCCAGTTTCAGTTCCTCTGATTAACATATATGGCACATTGCCGTATATATTATTATCAATATAAAGTTTTATTTGTACGCCTTGTGGAGCTATAAGTGTATCAATATTTCCTTGGCCAGTTATTATATACTTTGGTTGGTTGTTAGACACTATTTGATATTGTGACCATGTGCCAGGATTTCCTAAATCTACCCCATTCGAGTTTTTTGCTATGTAAGCAGTAAACCCACTATTTGTCCAGCCACTATGAGGAAGAGTAATATTTACAATGTTATAATTATTGCTCTCGTAATACTCACAGACACCAGAGTTATAAAAGTTTAGATGTCTATACATGTAATCTATTTTATAGTCTCGCGTAATTGTACCATCCAAATTACCATATAGTATGCTTTGGTTATTCTGTGTATTCATGAATACACAGTCGAAGGATGTACCATTAAATGTGTCTTTTACAAGAGTCCCAACAGAATTAAAGTATGGTAGAAAGAAGTACCAATTCGTATCTAAAGAGTTCGGGTCGGTTGTGCTCCCATTATTCGGAGTAATATACTGACCATTATCTGCATTCTGTAATTTGCACGATTGATATCCTACTTGAATATATACTTTCAAATTTATAGTTATCAATGGGTTTGAAAACCTGACTCGTATTATCATGGGATAAATATTTGTTCTACCAACTCCAGAAAACACTCTATTCAATAAAGTTCTTGGATCCAATGTTCCAATAAAATATCTGGGCTTTAGAGGAATGTTTGACATTACCATACAAACTCTATTATTTACAGTGTGTGGATTGCTAAATAATTGAATATTCTTATACATATAAGTAGTTGAAGTGACTGGGTTTTTCTTAGTATTTGCTCCTATAAAAGATCCAGAGTTTATAGCACTACGAACAAATCTTATATCACTGCGTCGGATGTTCGGCATCATACCATTGCCAACTGGTGCACTTGCCTTGTTAATATTGTTATAATTGAAAAGGTATACAGTTCCAGACACATAAAGAAACCCAACTGCTTCTGGTGTATCGTGACATATCTGAGCTGCTTCGTATAAACTCGTAATATTTGTAAAATTTCTAAAACTATTATTTTCCATGCCTGTATTGTTTGTTATTACATTGTATCCCTGGAATCCAGAGTTAAACTGACATGAATATTCTGTATCCATGAACGCGGAATTTATAGTTTTTACTACATTACCTCCTACCACAAGATTTATTGTTCCCGTTATACTTACCGGATCCAATTGAATTAAATAGTTGTTATTTGCTTCATACATCCAATCCTCAACTGGGTCCATTGTTGGTATACTCTCTGGTTGTATAAAGTAATCGTATAACTCTGTATCTATATCTGGGCCATGAATTATACTTACACTGTTAGTAAGTAACCAGGGTGTAGATTTATAATATCGGTCACTCTCAAAAATATCTAATCCACTTATATTTTCTCCAATATCCTGTTCAAGGTAACTATACGATATAAACGATCTTTTATAAAGAAGATGCTGCAGGTCTACAAATCGCATATCATCTTCAAAATCATATAGATATTTCTGCGAATATATATCTGCAATGTCTCCATCAACTATTAATAAATAGTATCTTTTAGAAAGTGTTGTTTGGATCAGATATATATTTTGATTCACAGAAAACATGTTATATGCTTCTGATGCGGATCCAGAACTGATAATTAATGAACTCGTTATTATTCTTCTCTTTGTTATATCTTCTCTGTTTATAAACACGAGTGTGGTTTGTATAGGGGCTGGTCTAACAGTGATTATATTCTCTGGTATCGTGAGCGATCCAGGTTGACTTTCAGGTTGAATTGCAGGTAATGATGGACACGTTCCATAGGTTATATTTATAGTTGGGCCCCATCTCACAATGTCATGACCAGGTGCATTTGAATTTAAAAACGTAAGCTCTATTCTGTTATTAGGTAAATGTCTAAAATAGGCCAAGTAATTCTGCCACGCATGCAACTGTACCACATTGTATCCTCTATTTTGGTACCGTGCATTTCCATATGTTCCCTGTAAAATAAATGGAGATGTAGATACAAATGTACACTGATCAGTATTAGGTACACCAGAAGGTGCACCAACAAAATTAGTACATGTAGTTTGTGAAACAGGAACAGGTGGTAACGCTGGAGCAGGTTGTATCCTAGGGGCTGGGGCAGGTTGTATCCTAGGGGCTGGAGCAGGTTGGATCCTAGGGGCTGGGACAGGTTGGATCCTAGGAGCTGGAGCAGGTTGGAAAACAGGGGCTGGAGCAGGTTGGATCCTAGGAGCTGGAGCTGGAGCAGGCTGGATCATTCCTGGGGCTGGAGGAGGTGGTGGTGGAGGTGGTGGTGGTGGAGGCGGTGGTGGAGGTGGAGGAGGTGGAGGAGGTTGGAAAATAGGAGCCGGAGCAGGTTGGAAAATAGGAGATGGGGAACTTAAAGAGAAACCGGTCGGAGCTGGGGAACTTACAGGTGGAGGAATAGTGTATAGAGGATTTGGGGGGGCACATCCTTCAGTTGTTGCGGCTCTCAATAAAGTATCTGTGTATCTCGTAGGATTATCTGTTTGTACAGTCTTTATAATTTTTACACCTAGTATACCGTCATCAGTGTTTGCAGTACCTCCATTGAAATATACCTGACCTTCGTTTATTACAAGTAATCTTGTGTTTATATCGAACCCTGACCAGTTACCATTGGGGTATTGGCGTCTATCCTCATCTATGAGTACAAAGTCTCCATTTGATTTTGCTCGTACTTTGAAACCTTTACCGCTATCTGTGAATGGATTTCCAGTAACTCGTCCTAGAATCCCGTGTGTAGATGTTATCCTTGCTCCATTGATACACGGTGCCTGTACAGGCGGTGGAGGTGGAGGTGGAGGAGGTGGAGGCGGTGGAGGTGGTGGAGGCGGCGGAGATCCTGCCCCAACAGAATTTGTAAATAGCAAGTCGTTAGAACGACGTGTCGACTGATAGTCACAAAAGTTTGGTGTATTTACTATATAAGAAGTGAAGGTTACAATTCTGTTAAAATCTTGTACATCTGAAGGGATTTCTGGTACGTAAAAAACTGTTGTAGAAACTCCAGGACGCTGTGTAAATTTATAATAGTCTCTTCCGATCATAAGATAGAATATACTCGAAGAGGTTCTACTCACCTTTAATAAAGACATTTTAGAGAAATCTAGATTATATACGTTTGTGACGCGAAGGGGGATTAGAGATTTAATAATATAAAAGTAGGTTCGTGTTGTTTCATTGTACAACAACATGTTTGAAGATGGCAAATTGCATGCTGTTACAGGAGTCGGTGCAGGAGAGAATCTGGGTGGCTGTGATGGGGTAGGAGAGAATCTGGGTGGCTGTGATGGCGCAGGGGAGAATCTGGGTGGCTGTGATGGGGCAGGGGAGAATCTGGGGGCTGGAACCTGACTGGAAGGAGCTGGGACAGGGGGGAACTGTAAAGTACGGGTTCCCTGTACACAATTATTTGTAACAACGAAGACGCTTAAAGATAAAGGAGGACCAGTATATGTTCTACTACCTGCTGGAGTTGTCGACGTTTTCGAAATCACTGTTTTTCCATTTCTTCCAGTAACAAGAGTTATAGTTAGAAGTGTACGACTGTTTAAAGACCTTGTTACATACCTAGGATTAGAAGAAGTTCCATATGAGTACAATAAGGTTAATGGCTCCGCAAAAAACTCATCTACGATCTTACCATTGAAATCACGTGCCTTAAAATAAAATCTGTTTGATGTTGTATCATACAATAGAACATTCAACTGAGGAGACGAACATGGAGTACTCATCAGTTATTATTATCACACAAAGAACTTTTTGAGTTCTACTGCATTGAGTCTCCTGCCAACTGGAGCAAGTCGTTGATCCTTGAGCACTTCAGAAGTTATAACCATCTTATGGTTCTGCAGTTCCTGAATAGACTCTTCTATGCTCGGAACAAATGAACATGTGTACACAAGCCTCTTCACATGTACCTCTCTGCTCTGTCCAGTCCTGTGGGCTCTTGCTATAGCCTGAAGTTCTGTAGCAGGGTTCCATGCAGGTCCTATGATGTACACTCTGGAAGCCTCTTGCAGGTTCAGACCCTGACCACCTGCCTTGATCTGAATGAGAAAGACAGCTCGTTGAGGAGCCTTTTTGAAATTTGAAATTTGATATATCCTGCCTTCAGCGTCTACGGAACCGTCTATACGGAAAACAGGAAACCCGAGCCTAGTGAGAACCTTTTTAATATGATCAGACTCTGCATGGAATTGGGTAAAAATAAGCGACTTTTCGTCTGGGTGTTCCTGCAAGAGACTTACGAGCCGATCCATTTTATTCGTGCTCTCAGACTTGTATTCGATATCTGGTATCATGGATGGCCATATCATGAGTTGCCTGAGTCGAAGAAACATTTCCAGCAGCTGCATAGAGTCTTTTGACGTGAGAGTCTTTGCACGAATAGATGATCGTGCAAACATATTCACATAGAGGTTCTCCTCCTCCTCTGACATTTCCAAATCAACAGTCTCCACGTGGCAGAATGGAAGCTGTTGTTCTGTGAGATCAGCTTTGGTGCGTCTCAAGACTCTTGTATCTCTGATTTTATCAGATGATGTCTGAACTTCCATCTGGGAAATCCCAATGTATGAGCACAAGCTTGCAAAATCAGCCATTGAGTTGAATACAGGTGTCCCTGTAACAATCCACCGAATTTGTGCACATATACTCTTGATGCGTTTGTGTGTTTTTGTATTCTTGTTTCGAACCTCGTGAGCCTCATCAAGAACAACTCGATGCCACTTTGTACCTATGAACATTTCCGCCTTTTGATATGTTATCACCTCCGTGTCACGTATTCCTCTCGTTTTAATCTCCTCTTCCCACTGGTGAACAACTGATTTTGGGGCTATTACCAGTGTTTTACCACCATGTGCTCGTATAACACTCAGCATCTGTATAGTCTTGCCAAGACCCATCTCGTCACACAGGAACCCTCCCCCAAGCTTCTCTTGTTTCAACATCCATGACACCCCCTCAATCTGATAGGGACGTAGGGTGACTCCTGGGAGATCCATTGGTCTGGCTTGATAGTATTATTACTTGGGACATGACAGGACACCATTTTTGTACATTTGTTGGGTGTCCTCAGGGGACCAAATGTAAAGCGTTTCGAAAGGGGTGTTCATATATCACTAAAGAGCTTGACTCTATAATTAAACAAGTCAGTCATCCTGGAGCGTCTTTGTATGGAGGCTACGGCAAAGTTCCTGCTCGATGTGTCACGAGTCCGCAAGTCGTTTCCCAAAGAGTTGCGTCCTTCGTGGCTCAAGATTACCACCATCACAATGGTTGCCAATATTGGTAAGCCATTCAATCTTGAGGCTATGAGGGAGGCTATTGGAGATGGTATCGATATGAGTCTCGGTCCTGGTGCTTCACGGACGTTTAACTGGACTCTGACTCCCACCAAATTTATGAATCAGATTACGGTTGGGTACACTGACGATCGCAGCAAAAAATCAATCAAGCTATTTCCAAATGGCGCTGTTCAAGTTGCTGGCTGCAGCGACTTGATTGATTGTTCGAGAATTCGCGATCAACTGAATGTGCTCATAAAGGAGTTCAATCCAGAGGGTGGGTTTATCAAGGAGTTTGAGATTGTCATGATCAATACAAACTTTACTATGAGTCATCGATTGGATTTGTTTAACAAGGTGATTACAGAGTTTAGTGATTATCCACTGAACTTCAGACCGGAGGAGTACTCTGGTGTCATCATAAAAGTTCCTTCTACGATACCAGGGGACAAGCCAGTTACCGTGAGTATATTTGCATCGGGAGCTGTCATTGTGACTGGTGCTCAGAGGCTCGGTGAAATTGCTTCTGCATATCGCAAAGTGGCTACTCGCCTGCAGAAGTGTATATTGCCAGACAAGCCGAATGAAAAGAAAAAATTTACAATGTTTGGTCACCCAATCACCCAACTAGTCAAGGCGTATCAAAAAAAATATGAACCCACATTAAATGTCGACGAGATTCGGGATGTCAGACGGGAGGTGCATGACAGTTGTGACAAGCAATCGGCTCTTAAACGAGCGTCTTATGCAGGCGAACGGCCTAGGGTCATTCGACAACTTCAACTATAGACAGACGCTTCAGCGCATGGGACCAGAGATTATCCAACAGGCTACGGTGCAGGATGCTGGATGCAACATGCCCCTGTTTGGCCAGGCTACACCAACAGATCTCACGGGTCTCGAGGGGTACACGAAAGACTACTAGAAGAACGACTCATTAAAATATAAAAATATGGTCAGGATTGCGATTGAGGGTAATATAGGAGCCGGAAAGACTACACAGCTCAATCTTCTTTCAAAGCTCGGTATTGAAGTGTATAGGGAACCAGTACACTTGTGGCCTCTCGAGGAGTTTTACAATGACCCGATTGGTAATGCATACCTCATGCAGACGAGTGTGCTCGCATCTTTTATGGATCATGGGAATGGCGTGTATGAACGCAGCACCCTTGCATCAAGAGAGGTTTTTTCACAAAATATGACGACACAAGAAAAGATTGCATACGAGCTACTCTATCAGAGGATCGGATGGAATCCTGACTATTGGATCTTTCTAGAGTCTGATCCTGAAAAGTGCTACGCTCGAGTTACCAAACGCAAGTTTACAGGTGACTCGAAGGTTACACTAGAGTATCTACAGGTACTCGATGAAAAGTACAAGAGGCTGTACGATTTGGTAAAGGACAGGTCGTTTATTGTGAATGCGGATCGACCTGCTCACGAGGTTCATCAGAGTATCATGAATATTATTGAGAAATCCATCTCTTTCCAGAGTGAACCCCATTCTTATAGTATGTGAGTGTACCATCCTCCGGGTCCAGCTCTATATGGGTGTAGTAAGTAGCAGACTCGACCATTGTACACGAATGAAAAACAATTGTGCTCTTGTGCATAACATACTCCTGGTAAGCGAATAGATTACCAAAAGTATGAGTCATTAGTAAGTTGACATCACCTTTGAACTTTAGACAAGCACTTAGAATAGGATCTATTGTGGAACAGACTATCGACGACATGGCTACTTCTTGGAACCTTGCTCTTTAGATTGATGCAAAGATACTTGTACAGTACTCCGACTATTTCAGGGAACTCACAATTGTTGACTTCTCTTCCCAGGTAATTCTGCTTGTATTTATATTCAAGCCATTTGTTGAGTTGTATTTGCACGATAGAAAATAAGTGCTTGGTGTAATGGTCTGTGGGGCTATCAGGGGGGATGGAAAACCTTGCCAGAGAACAGGTAAGTGCCCTTGGCACAATGAATGTCCGGTATGTTTGGTACAGATCCCGAGGGGCTCTCTAAAACGTCTTCCGTGCGGGCACGCATTTCACGCGGATTGTATCGATAGGTGGAAAAGCACAGGTCACCGTACATGTCCTGTGTGCAGGTTTGAGTTTGTAAAACCAGAGTACAGGGTTATTCTCACGGTATCAAGGACTTCAGATGGTGCAACTGGTACAACACGAACAACCATGAATGATGCAGCCACTGAAATTTTCCATAGATTGTTTCAGCTTGATCTTACTGCTATGAATGATGAAGGTGTTATGACTGATATTCAATTTGATGTCGAGAACAGAGAAACTCTCACTGAAATTATTAGAGAAATTGGAGTTGATTTACCGTTTCTTCGCACCTGATTTCGCCTTTCCTTTCCTGACACAGTACGAGGAGCAGTAATCAGTATAGTTGTAACCGTAATCTCTGCCGGCTGTGATGGGGCTCTTGATAATCCTATTGTTGCTGTCTACCAGCAGAGGTCCAGTTCCCCAACCCATCTTATGACTGAATACATCAGCTCTGACTGTTATGACTCTTCCAGCCTTGACACCTTTTATAGCTGAAGGTGAAACCTCGAAGAATTTTGCAAGTGAGCCTACAGTGTCTCCAGCCTTGCATCTATACTTGACAAGGTGATGCTGTTTGTAAAAGTGAAAGTCACCTGTTGTTTCACCATAGTCGTTGGTTGGTGCAACAAACATCATAATCTTGTAAAACCCTCGTCTACAGGGTGTATTTGGTCCGCACTGATAGATGTTTCCAGGGTTGTCTGCAAGCATCCTCTTTTTCAGGCCGGCACATGTTCTCAGGCTCGTATCTATAGGAGGCATACCTGCACGATCCCCTGGAGTTGATTTTTGGGGTCTGTATGACTTGTAGTCACCTATGGCATAGTCGTAGCAGTTGTTTGCATGGATACCCTTGGTACCCCATGGCTCATACTTGAATACTGATTCGCTCCCATTTGTTTTGGGAACCTTTCCAGTGATTCTCCTCTTGCTCATGCCAGCCATCTTGGCAATTTTTTTACTGTTCATTTAATAAGATGCGAGATCTTATTAAATCAACATCACAGGCTGATTTTTTCCGCGCACTGTTAGTGTCCCTCATTACCATTGTGGTCCTGATGTTGGTCATCAGGTACATATGGAACACTGTGCTCACAAAGTACATTACAATTCTGAAGCCAGTCGATTCTCTGATTGACACCTTACTGCTTGCAGTTGGGTTCTGGATTCTGAGTAATTAAGGTTGTTTAGTAAAATTATTACCATTACTACCAACACCATTTAAGTTCCTAAAATCATTTGAAATAGTGTATTGATAACTACCCACAGTCCCAGGTGCAACTGTTACATCAACTGTCAACAAATTTCCACTTATTCTATATTTGAATGGTGAATTTCTAGTAGATACCGACTTGTCGATCTTGGTTGTAATGAAATCTTGATTACCATCGGTTGCAGTGACAAAATTATAAATTCTTTCGAAGGTTGAAACTCCTGTTGCTGTTGATTCTGTTTTACCAGTAGAATATACTGATGGAAAAAAAGGAAGTGTCACTGTAGAAGGTGATGGTGATGGTGGTGGTGATGGTGGTGGTGGTGGTGGTGGTGGTGGTGGTGGTGGTAGAGTTCCTTTATTGAAAACTGTACCAGTAGTAAATAGACCTCCACTAATACTTGTAATAGTAGTAGCACCAGCTGAAATTCTATACGTATTAACAAATGTTCCAATTATCTGCAGTATGTCACCAGTTATATTATACGTAAATGGTCGAATACTTGAGAAAAGTTTGGAAGTACCATTACTTCCATCAGTAAATATCAATTGACGATCGGTATTTGTAATGTCAGCAGTGTATAAAGATGGAAAAGGAATTTGTATAGATGTCCCACCGCCTGTTGGTGTAGTAGTAGTTATCACTTGTTTAAGAAGTGTCATAGTAGTATCACTTATCTGACTTAAATCACCTGAAATTTTGTACGGTTTAATAGTCGAACCACCGGGTGTATCAATATCAAGTGTCAAATCAGTTCCTACCAGTTGATACGTAAATTGGTGTGATATCAGAGATGAATTTACACTACGACCACTATTAACCGAATCAAAATACAATTTTATGGTATTATTTGAAGTGGATATGTATAAGGAAGGATAAGGAATAACACCGGAACCACTGGGACCACTGGAACCACCGGAACCACTGGAACCACCGGAACCACCGGGACCACTGGAACCACCGGAACCACTGGAACCACCGGAACCACCGGGACCACTGGAACCACCGGAACCACCGGAACCACCGGGACCTGGAGCAGGACTCTGATCTTCTTCTTCTGAGGAATTCGTCCCGAAAAGATCGTCCCAGAAATACCATAAGAGACCTCCGATAATTAAAGAGAAGAAGATTGCTGCCACGATAATTATGATGATCATTGTCGACGAGGAATCTTTCGCCATTTATTATACATCTGGAAATTCTTCTGTGTACCCTACAAGAACCTCATCTCCGTACTTTGTGGTTGGATACCCCTGCACGAAATCAGGGCATGATCCATTACAGTCTACGAATGTGTGACCGATATTTTTCTTCTTTAGATACTCGATTTGCTTCACTGTCCAGGGGCAGTCCATTGACCCGTACACGGTCACCTGCTTCCCCTTGAGTGTGAAAAACAAAAGACCGATTATAATCACAATGAGAACAATGTACCACATTTATACTAGGCTGGTATAAATTTCAGAGCTCTCAAACGATCACACAGAACCTCCTTGGTACCCTGTGTAGAAACCTTTGCCCGTGTTGCAAAGGATACAAGCTCATCCTTCTTGTACCCCGTGCACAGTTTTTTACCGATCCTGAGTCTTCCGCCTGGGCTTATTGCTGTTGAGTTTCCTTGAGCAGGTGGTAATATCTTTATACCCTGGCTTTCTATAAACTTTGTGAGTTCGAGCTTCTTCTCAACCACTGGTGGCTTTTTAGAAAATGGGGCTAGGTATGTATTTATGTTTTTATTTTGATACTCGCCAGTGCTCTTCAGATAGGTTCTCACCTTCTCTGGATACATTTTCTTTTTGTCCTTCTGATACATTGCAACCCTTGTGGCTATGGGTACAGGTGTGAGAGGACTCAATAGTTTTGGAAGAGGCTTCTTGTTAACAATTTCTCTCTTTTGTGGCGGAGGGGTCTTCAGTATCTTCTTGTTCACAATCTCTTTTATTCTTGGTTTGAGAGTTGCATTCCCTTTGTACTTGGTCTGAAGGTGCATGCGTATGTTTTTCAGGGAAACCTTTGTAAAGTTCTTGTTCTTCAGGAATTCTCGAATATTCTTCTCGAGATTTTGTGGCCGAGACAGAGGTGACCTCTTGTATTTGACAGTCTGGGGCTTTGCAGAAGATCTCTTACGGTACATTGGTGACCATGCTCTGTATGGATGAGTAATTCCCTTGTTGTTTTCGACAATCGGACTCAGGCGTGAATTTCTTCTTGGATTTGGGCTAGGACCTGAACCGCCACCACCGAGATTTTTGAGCATGAAGCTGTACAACTGCTCAGGTATAGGATCATACGAACCTCCCCATGACCGTATATTTGATTCGGTGAGCTTGTACATTTTCAACTTATTTGCCCGATTCGTCTTGCGAGGTATTTTCATAACATTACGCAGAGGAACTGAAAAGTAAAAGTGATTCAAGAGCATAAGAAAATCAAACGGGAATTGTGCTCCTTCTTTAAGTCTGAAACGATTCACATGTGTATTTGTCTCTCCAGAGTATCCTCCCTTCAGAACATCCTCTAGAAACTTCACAGTCAATGGAAGTTGTTTCTCTCTTTTTTTAGCATATCGAGTCAGAAGAGCATTGAGGAAAAGGTGTGCATCATACATCTCATCGTTCCCTGGATAGATCCCATACCCTGGAAACACGTCAGACGAAGGAGTTCCAGCAAGACCAAAGTCGCCGAGTACAGCTCTCACACCAATCGGTGGTATCTTATACGAATGCAGTTGTTCTCCACGGTCCTGGATGTACCTATCATCTATGAAAACGTTACCGAGATGAAGATCATTGTGCCTAAAGGACGGGTATTTTTGGTGAATTTTGTACAGAGTGACAAGCACCTGTAAAATAAGAACCATCATGATACCATCATTGATGCCAGATGTCTTCTTTAACCAGTCACCAATAGCACCGCCTCTATACATATCCATTACCAATGTGTCTTTTGTAGTGCTTCTTATGCGTACCACATGACGAGGTACAACACCATACAGTTTACGTGTAAGAGCTATTTCATTATCATCACGGACACCTGATTTGAACTTTTTTACGACATCTATAAACCGCATTGTCTTGTTTGTGTATCCTGCATACACATCTCCATAAGTGCCGGACCCTATACCAACAGCACCCCTGACAATTTTAAAATTTTTGCGAATTACATTTTCAGACATGAAACTATTCTTCTTCTGGACCGAATTCGCAAGCCTCACGGTACCCTTGCGATTCTTGAACGAATACATTTACTACTCGTCAAGAATTTCCTCACTGTCAACTACTGAACCCTCATCTCCAAAAACGCACTTGTCCATGTCATCCTCAACCTGGAACTGAGCCTGCTGAAGACGAACCGACACCCCAAACTTATTGTCAACAAACCAGATGGACGCAATGTTAATCATAGTCCTGACATTCTGACCCTTGCGAAGCTGCTCCATCTTGATCGGGCGCAGGGATGTGTCATACGCCTTGGGATTGAGAGTGCCATCAGGATTGGCGTACACCTTCAAACGAACAGTAGAAGGATACTCTGGCTTCTTGGACTTGCGGACAGAAGGCTTGTACAGAGCCTCTGCAAGAACCTCTCGCGAGTACTTGCGACCCAGCCAAGCCTCTGAGTTATCGGCGACTGCAGTCAGAACCTTGTCATCAAGCTCGGTGAAGATAGCCTCCATCTCTGGAGTCAGAGAGAGATCAAGGGAATACGAGACAGACCCAGACTTCTCATCAACAAAGCTGCTGAGACCGTAAGGAGACCGCAGCTGAGGCAACTTTACGAAAATCTTTGGGAGAGACTCTGTGCTTAGTAGAACTGAACGACCGCGGTTCTTGTTGATGCGCATATCGGAAAACTTGAGAGTAGAGAGAGTATCAGCGGTGATCATTGGAGTTGCCATTGTATGAGTTGCTTCCTACTATGTATACCCTGTAAACCTCTAGGCCCATTTTTTCTCACGGATCCAGATGTTGCAGATGTACTTGACACCTGTATCGACTGGTAGGCCTGCATGCAGAGCTTTTGGATGGCACGCCTCTGGATTATTCTTAGCCATTGGGTAGAACATGACTGCACCCCTCGGCGGGGCCTTGAGTTTCATATCAAGTGTTGGGAACCCAGTCTCACCACCTGTAAAGTCATCATTCAGGTACAGCAATATAGTCCTGATCCTCTGACCTGCATTTGCACTGAAGTTCTTGCAGGTATCATTATCATCACAGCAAGAATCATGATGTTCTCTGTAATATGTTCCGGGCATGTACTTGACAATTTGCAGGGACTCTGCATTTTCCAGAGGAACCCCAAACTGATCACATATTCTCTGCATCATAGGACCAACTACTGCATCATCTTTGTGAATCCATGCAGTCTCTGAGGTTCGTGCATCTGATGGTTTGTCTGAACCAACAACTGAACTCCTGGCAAACATTGGCTCTGCAGTTTTTAAAATGTACTGCTGTTCCTCTTCAGTGATGACATCCTCGTAAACTGCGGGGTCTATGTAAGCCTCATCGAGTGAGGTGTACCCTGTTTTTTTCGGAGCAAAACTGAGAGCCAATATGATAACTACAATAACTATAACGAAAGCTGTTAGAGCTATCATTTAAAGGTAGCTGATATTTAATACATAGAAATGTCTCTCGGAAGTCTAATGCTTAAATATGGTAGTGATAAAGGCGGAGACAGTAACTCGAATCACAACTATACCACTATTTATGACCCTCTATTGAGCTGTCTGAAATCAAAAGGGTCTGATGTAAACTTGTTTGAATTGGGCCTCGGAACAATTAACACTGACATAAAATCTAATATGGGATGGGTTCCAGATTACAAACCAGGTGCTTCTCAGAGAGCTTGGTCAGAATGGTTACCAGATGCTCACATATATGGAGCTGATATCGATTCAGATACCTTATTTACCGAGGGAAATATACGGACTTTTCAAGTTGATCAGACTGATGCAGGGTCCATTGACAAGCTTTGGACGGATATAGGAGACGTTCTGTTTGATGTTATAATTGATGATGGTCTTCATGAGTTTGATGCAGGGTTTACTTTTATGTTGAATTCAATTCACAAGTTGAAACCTGGTGGCCTTTACATAGTGGAAGACATTACACACTCAGATTGCGAAAAGTGGTACGGATCATTTGACGTTTTAAAGTCTAAATTCACGTCTGTAGAAATTGTAAAACTATTACACTATCCTAGAAACCTATTTGACAATAACCTGCTCATTTGCAGGATCTAAGCATTCACATATAAGTTATATTCTTTATAAACGTCACACCCAGAATAATCGATTGATTCCGAACACGGTTTGGTAATATCTGGGCATATTCTCCTCATATTTTCTTCCATGCACGCATTTATATTTCGTGCTTGCTGATTATAGTCAAAGTCAATGGGTGGACATTTTACTTCTTTAGCTACATCTGGATTGAGATTGATAACAGTTGGTCTTTTAGAATACACTTGATAATTGATAAATATACATCCTATAACAAATATTCCTATTGCAATCTTTCGGTTAAAAAACAATGCTACAATAGCCAGACTAGACATTAATGAAAATGTGCTTGCATATCCCAACAGTTCAAATCCGTCATTATACCTTATTGTGTAATTTAGGTCATAACATTTACCATCTCGTTTAACATGACTCATTTATTATCAATACATATATTTTTCGGTTTGACAAACCCATACTGATTTGCAGGGAACTTGAGGCATGTTCCTGCAGGTACAGTTATATTGTGGTTATGGAGTCTGAATATGGGTTCAAATAGGATACCATTGTCTATATCATCTTGAGAAAGTGTGACATCTTGACTCTTAATTCCTTTCACATATTCAAGAACATCTATATCCTCCCTGTCAGTGAAATGAACAGAATATGCATATTCCATGAGAGTCTTCATGGGTCTCACGAGTGCACCCTGACTCAAATATGGTTCTGCGAGGATGCATCTGTAGACTGGCCAAACACAATTGTGCCTCCATTCGAGAACTTCATATATATCATCTACAAAGAACCTGTGACCAAGATATGGTTGATCATAGTGTTCATAGTTGCCATTTTTATCAGTTTTAGGAACTGTACTCACAAAATCTAACAGATCTCTATAAACATCTTTAAGATACCATGAATGTGACTTTGGGTGAAATACCATGAGACCTGCATTTATATGTGGTATACCATCTGATAACCCATATGACTTGTAATAATTATTTTCGTCCCATCCTCTCTTTTTTGCAACATACTCTTGTAAAGCTGTGTTACCATATACCGTATGTGAACATACCCCTATCTTTGTTGGGTCAACTGTCTCAATCTCTGGACAGTCATCTGTGATCCATATATCTGAATCAATCCATACAACTGTATCATAGTCTTCAAATGTACCAACCAGAACCTTTTGTGCTATTATACTTTTTCTGTCAGACTCATTGTCTAGTGGGTCGGATATTTCAATGAGTTCCCAATTGTACCTTTCACAATACCTCACATGAGATTCACGGAACCTCTTGTAAAACTCAGTGTACTCGGCACCAATGACAAAAGTCGCAAGAGCTTTCTTCATTTAGAGAAATGCGACAGGTTTCTTTAAATGAGGATATTCTCTGTATTTGCCGGAAGACGGAGATACATGAATATATTATCAAGATATATAGATGAGCTCTACAAGAGAAAACTCATAGAAGAAATTCATATATGGGACTATACACGAACACAAGAAGACGAGGAATGGCTCAACGAGAGATGGCCGAATAACATCATGTCTGTAAAGGACAAATCTACCTACAAAGAGTACTATCAGTACTATACTCGTGAAAGATATCCAGAGGAAGACACTATTCTTATAAAATGTGACGATGATATTGTCTATATAGATGTTGATAAATTTCAAAAATTCATCGAGATGAGACCATGTGATGTCGATTCTTTATTTGTATCACCTTTTGTAGTAAATAATCCTGTGTGCACAACCCTATTGGGTATAAAGTTTGATAATACAGATCCATTTACATCTGAACATGCGAATACTATTCACAATATGTTTTTTGACGGGTCACTTGATACCATTCCGGTTATGTTCTATGAAGCTACTCACAGGACATGGACATTTAACATAAACTTTGTAACATTCATGTCGAGGGACTTTGATCTGTTGCAGTGTATAGATGATAATGACGAAGACAGAATAAATATGTTGTCTATCGAAATGAACAGACGCATAGGTATATATACAGGTCTAGTGACTTGTCATATGGCTTATACTGCACAAAGGGAGAATGGATTTGACGAAACTGAATTATTAAAGAGATACCACGATCTTTGTATAGAGAAATGCTCGTAGACGCATTCATGTTCTTTAATGAGTTTGATGTTCTCGAAATGAGACTCAAGGCCCTATGGGATCATGCGGACCTTTTTGTGCTTGTTGAATCACCAGAGACACATGCAGGAAATCCAAAGGTCCTTCACTTCAAAGAGAATAAAGAGCGGTTTTCACAGTATCTTTCAAAGATTAGGTATATAGAGGCTCCTATATGTCATGAAAAGAGGGGGTTATGGGATCTGGAGAAGCACCAGAGAGACTGCATCAAGCTTGGCCTTGATGGGGTTCCTGACGATGCAACAATAATGATTTCTGATGTTGATGAGATTCCTGATCCAGCCAGGATTCCGCGAGGCACTGGTACATTTGGTCTACACATGACAATGTATGAGTACTCATTCGACTATATGTTCACTGGAGAACCTTGGATAGGAACCGTAGTTACAACCGTGAAGGATCTCAAGTATCACGGACCAAACCATTTCAGGTATAACCGATGGAGGTTTCCTATAATTACAGATTCTGGTTGGCATCTCAGTTCGTTTGGGGATGCAAAACATCTCCAGAACAAGATTAAGAATTATGCCCATGCACACGATGATAAGCATCAAGGACAATCAACAGAAGACTTTGAAAGATATATATCAGAGGGAATACATCACGATGGAAAGAGTAAATTAGTAAATGGTACCAGACCATCTATCTTTTCCTGACTATGAGCTGGTAAGCAATTGATACGACATCGAGTTTGTCTGCGTAACATGCAACAAATGCGTTTATTCCCATCTTTGGGTTTGCAAGAGTACCCTCATGTATAGGCCAGTTATAGTCGTCGAATATTATAAGACCACCAGACTTTACTAGTGGAAATGTAAGTATTGCATCAGCTAGTACATCACATGTGTGATGAGACCCATCGATATATGCTACATCATATGTTTCGATTGGCTCAATTGACCGTAGCACCTTATCGGAGTATCCTTTGATTACAGTTAGTTGATCCCTGAATTCGAGAGTATTCTCCTGGAATCTTTCGTAAAGTCCTTCGCGAAGACCATCATATTGTTCGTCAGATCCTTCGAATGTGTCTACACAGGTCACCGTAGAGTTTGGAAGATTCTCACAGAACCATATACACGATTTTCCTTCAAAAGAACCAATCTCTATGATGTTTTGTCCCGGTGTCTTTGGGATTACTGAGTCCCATACTGGTATATTGTGAGAGAACCAGTCAGTTGTGAAGCCCATTAAATTAAAGACTATTTAGTACTTTAGTTATATCGAACACAGGAATTCTTCCATGATAATAATCAATGGCTATGGGTTTATAATCAATATGTGTTGTTTCGAACGACGTTTTGAATTCTTGGTTACACATGGAAAGACATACTGGTTTCATACCTATTCGTCTCATGAAAAAGTATTGTTCCAGATCAACATTTAGAGCAAGTGATACATTTAACAGATATTCCCTTGCAAAATCAATTGTAACATAGTAAGCCTCTGAACCGCCTGCATTTGGTACTTCACATAGTGGATGTCCGAGAGGTACCCTACAATCAGGTGGACCCTGCCCCAGCTTTACATATGGATACTTTGGAATTTTGTCTTCGTCATAAAAAACACTTATGACAACATCATCTTCGAATATGATAGCCTCTTGTATATTTTCGTTTATCATTCGATTCAACGCGTCGTAATGTTTCATACTGCAAGATATATGCCCTAAAGGCAAAACAGTACCAGTCTCTTCTTTAATCTGTGAAATAATTGGGTGACTTGCAGGAAACGTTGTGACCCATTCGACATCTGTAATACTATGTTTGTCCAACTGATCTTGTAGTATCTTCTTCCTATCCACAAGTACGTCATTGTGAATTATATAGTGTTTCATTAGAACTCTTCATCAAAATTTATAACACCACCAGACGCAGACTCAATCTGCTTCGAGTACTCGCCGACCCGCTTCTCAAAAAAGTTCGTCTTGCCCTCCAGAGAGATATTCTCCATCCAATCAAATGGGTTCTGTGTCTTCCAATGAGGTTCCAGACCCAACTGCTTCAGGAGTCTGTCTGCAACATATTCAATGTAGGCACCCATCTTCTCGGAATCCATCCCAATCAGCTTGACTGGGATGGCTTCTTGGATAAATTCCTTTTCGATAGATACTGCATCAGTAACAATGTCGAGAATCTCTGATCTGGAAGGCCTATTTGTCAGGTGTCTGAAAAGAGCCACTGCAAATTCAAGATGTAATCCTTCGTCTCTGGATATGAGTTCGTTTGAAAATCCAAGTCCGGGCATAACCCCCCTGTTTTTGAGCCAGAAGATGGCACAGAAGCTCCCGGAGAAGAAGATTCCTTCGACACAACTGAAGGCAACAAGGCGGCTCCCAAAAGAGCGGCTGCGATCCATGAATTTGAGGGCCCAGGAGGCTTTCCTCCGGACGCAATCGAAGTGCTCGAGAGCCCCAAAAAGTTTTGATTTCTCTTCTGGGTCTCTGATGTACTTCTCGATGAGCTGTGAATAAGTCTCTCCATGAATACTCTCGTTGAAACCCTGATAAGCATAGAACGATCGAGCCTCTGCAATCTGAACCTCATCTACAAAATTCATGCTTAAATTCTCAAATACAATCCCATCTGATGCGGCGAAAAAGGCCAAAATCATCTTGATGAAGTGACGATCACCCTCTGTGAGCTTCGTGTCCCAATCAATGAGGTCCTGATTGAAGTCAATCTCTTCAACTGTCCAGAAGGAGGCTACTGCTTTCTTGTAGAGTGCCCATAGGTCATGATACTTGATTGGGAAAGTGGTAAACTTGTTTGGATTTTGTCTAAGGATTTCCTCCATTCTGATATTAGTAGTCCTCATTTTTCTAATGGAAACCGAAGGCTTGCAGGATCCTTCTGCTGCGTACAAGCGATCTCTGATGCGAATGAAAGTTCGAGCCAGAGAACGCAGAGGGTGGTCAGTTGTGAAGAAGACGATTAAGATTTGGGAAGAGATGTGCAGACAGGGCATAGACTGTTCTTTGGTTCACGGATTTGCCTGTTGGGGCCCTGCAGGGTGCTGGCACTTGTGGATCGAGGATCCTGACGGGAATCAATATGATCTCGGTCAGACACTCTCAGGTATCAAAGTGAATCTGGTCACTGAATTGCCTGATGGGTCCACAAGGGTTGGGACAGAGCAGGATGGCGAGAACGAGTACAAGGTTTACTTGGAGGACCCCAAAAAATACTGGAAGTCACGAGAAGATCATTCGAACACTCTTGTGAACTGACCCCCTGCAATAAGGGCATTTTCTATTGATTCGTGATGAACAGTCAGAGCAGACTGTGTGGCCACATGGATCAAGAAATGTATCACACATAGCTTCAAGACATACTGCACATGTATATTTTTCAACTTCTCTCAAACTCTTGAACACCTTTCTGTACTCATTCACTTCCATGGTACATTTTCTATACTCCTCTGTTAGGTTTTCTATGTCGAGTGACTTTGTGTAGTCTTCAACACCCTCGAGTATCTTATCATGACCAACCACGTTTTTTAGCCGTTTCATAATTGTCAATATATCCTCTGATTCTGCCAGTATAGAGTTCATCTTTCTCTGAATTGAAATTGTCCGTTCAATCTTCTCTTTAAATTTGGCAGTGTGAAGTTCGATGAGGTCTTTGAGATCCACGAGATCGTTGTCGAGTTCTGAACCTTCTCCGATTGGAATGTCCTTTAACAATACGAGGACGTCTCTGATGGGCCACGTTGCGCTCTCGTCGTCATCGAGCTCTTTCCAGTTCATCTTTTATTGAACAGGCCTATATCTTTTAAGCTTGGTAGTATGGGTCCTTCTCTGAGTAAGTTTTGGGCCCACAGAATAATGGTTGCCCACTTGACAAACTCTCTGAAATCACCATCAGGTATAGTATCCTTGAGGTTGTATACAGGGTCTATTGTTCTGTACAGGAAAGAATCTGTATTCTGTTTTCCAGTGAGTATATTTTCAGCCATGGTCAGGCAGCATACCCTTGACCCAGTGAACCAGTGAACTATGAGACCTGTTGTTACCCAAAAGTACAGCATTTTCGACTCTGGTCCGTTGAGGACAAAACTACCAAACATAACGTATAGTATCAATAGTATATGAATGAACTTTATAAGAAGGTCCATTTATAATATTAACAATATATAAATGCCTACCAGAAGAGAGCTTCTTCTGCAGTTTGCCAAAGAGACTTCCAAGAACATTCAGGGTAGAAATATCGTGACTGGCGTACGTGGCGGTGAGTACATTGTGATTGATGGAAAGCGTGTCTACAAGTTTGTGGCGAGAACCGGCCTTAACAAGAGTGGCCGAAAAGTCATGACAGGCCCAAGGGGTGGCAAGTATGTCATGTCAGGTTCTAGAAAAATATACATAAAGTAATACAATGAGTCATATCTTTGGTGTACTCAGAGGTACGATTATTGAAAGGTCAGATGAACTTGCGTCCATATTAGAATTAATAGTAGACCAACTCAAACTCACTGAAGTAAACAGAGCATTTCATCAATTTGAACCTATTGGTACAACCGGAGTTATTGTACTCTCTGAGAGCCATCTATCTGCTCACACATACCCAGAAGATTCAAAGGTGTACATTGACCTTTTTTGCTGCTCAAAGGATTTCAAACCTGACAAGGCTGCAGAGGTTATCAGAGGATGCTTTGGTGCAGAGTCATTCGAATGGGAGTGTGTCTACAGGTTCTAGCGACCAACGGCCCTTCTGTAGGGGAGTTACCTGTTTGTCCCGCTGGTTCCTGTTATTTTGTCATCTTATGGTGTACCGACTAGGTCATCCCAGAAGTACCAAACAGCACCTCCAATCGATGAGGAAAACATACACGCAATTGCGATTATGATAATTAATACAATTGTTTTGTCCATCTAGAAATTATCAACATTTTTATTAAAAGAATGACTCAGTACGCTGTAATCCTTCGAGACAAGCACAGTAACAAGATTGTAGCAGAGGCTGAATATGAAACTACAAAGAATGGAACCAAGGTGAATGTCTTGATTCCATTTCCACGTCCAAGCATACTCCAGGTCATATACAACGCAACTGTACTACCTACAGTGGCATTCGGCGCATATTGTATAGTAAAGGTTCTATCAAACAGATCTGTCAAATAGTGCCTCGATTTCCCCAGAAGATATTCCCATTGACTTCATTTTGTTCACCATGAGTTTCTTTGCTTGGCCCTCTTCGATCTTTTCCCAGTACAAGTCTGCGATTGGTCGTGTATTTGTTATTACAGGACCACCCTTTGAAACATGTGAATCGAACAAACGCGTCAAGTCTGTAAATTTATCTGGGGTCTGTGCACTCATGTTAAAATTTATACAAAACTGGCACTGCGGGTCGAATGTAGCCTCGGCAATTCGCTTGTCGAATCTTCCACTGAATATTACAGCATCACACTTGAACGATTCAGGATCCCATACGGGTCTGGAAGTCTGACCTATGACCTCTCCACCTGTGACTATGTGAACCTTTCGCAGACCAAGATTGTTTAAGAACCGTATAGCAGTTGTGAATTGCCTGTACCCTCCAATAGGTATAAGATCCTCTGAGATTCCAACCACATCTGAGACGATCTTTTTTAAGTTTGGGGTTCCACCCGTATGTTTCGCCTCGAGCAATTGTTTGCGAACTATCGTGTTTCCGTAATTCATGGAATCTAGCCCGAATGAAATATCAAATAACTTCCTGACACATTCCCTGTCATAATACATATCGAGGTGTTCGGTAAGACCAGAATCCCTGAAGCACTCGAGAACATGTGGTTTGTCTTTTCTCTCGCACAAGTACTGAACCCTGTTGCATGTGTTCACGAGAATTGTAGAGTTTGGCACCTTGTAGGTGTTCACGAGACGGATAGGCCAGTGTGGTGCTCGTGAGATATGAATTCCTATGAGATCCATTAACAATTAAAGGGATTGTTCTTTTAATTGTTAGTGATGTGGCCTTTTACATATAGAACTGCTCAGCCAACGACCATGTATGTAGTGAAGCTGGTCAGTTCAGAGACTGACGAATCTGAGACACTTGGTGTGTTTGACACGACTGAAGGTGCATGGGACTATGCTCATGAGACTGCAAAGCAGTACAATAGATTCGAATGGTTTATTTCAATAGAAGAGTTTAGTGTGAACCGACCAAGGAATCCTGTGATGCCACCTACCGAGATTGATGTCGTGTATCCATGCCCTATTGAGTGGGAGAACTAACCAGAATCACTATAGCCAAAAAGAGCGGCAAAACTGTCTGAGAATGTTTATTCGACACTCTATGACACATGTTTATGAATGTGTCATATGACTGTTTATGTTTTGCCATGTTGCAAATTGTACAACACGGTACACAGTTTGATACCAGATACCCTATATCGTTGTCTACCCTGTCTATACCATTACAATGAATGTCTAATTCCAGATATCCACAGTAATGACACGGCTGTACTACAAGCGACTCTGCATAGTCCATAGGCAGGTCCCATGCATAGTTTCGTTTACCTTTTGTTGCATCTCTTCTAAGCTCATTTGCCCTTTTCTTAGGATCCCTGCTGCAATCCTCCTTGTAGTTTCTACCTCTTTCCCTACATTGATCACATGTTTTGTGATCAGAATCAGGTGTCCACAGACGTCTGCACTTGCTGCACTTTATTTCCATTATTTTCTAAATGACCTACTCCTCTATGCAGTGTTATCTTATGACACAACTCAATAAAGTCTTGGTACTTTAGAGTATGTTTTGCAAAGTTACACCACTTACAGCACGGAACACAGTTCGAAGGTATATAACATTTCGTATTATCCATTCTGTCTATCCCATTACACCGAATTTCGAGATTTAGAAATCCGCAGTAATGACATGGCTGTATAAATAGATCCTTTGCAAACTCGTCAGAAAGATACCAATCGTGACATCTTTTTTCTGCACTCCTCTGCGCGTGACCCAGTCGTTCATTTAGGTTTTTCTTTTTCCATGAAGATGTTCTCTCACGAGATTTGTCATTTTTTACCCATATACATGTCTGTTCCATGTCATGTGTTTTTTCATTTGCACCATTCTTTTTTCGTTCTCTTGAAGTCTTGCTATACACCGAACCCTTTTCGGCTGCAAGTGCTGCGTGTTTCTCCTTTCTGGTTTGTTATCGTGTATTTTTCCCTTTTCCCTGCATTTTTTACATGTTTTGCAGGGTTCTCCCCTGCGTCCTACAAACTGATTCAGATCCTGAAATCCCCTGCTGCAGTTTGTACACTTTTTTTGATCCATTCAACCTTGTAATTGAATAGAATGTATTTTTTAAGAGAGGTTGCAAGAACCCCCTAGTTAGAAAAGGCCAGACCCGTTGGCCAACCCCTGAGTTTCCCCAAGGGACGGACTGTATCTTAAGCCAGTGGACCTTGTGATCCACCAGCCGATATCCGTTCAGTCTCTGACGCCCTACCATGGGTCCAAGTTCCAAGTACGAGTACTTGTTTAAATTGACCTTTAGGCAGTAAGCATGCGGATTGCCCAATCCTTACAATTGTTACCGTCGCGGTATCTATTGATACCACCCGCGAATGAATCGCTCCGAGTTCTGCTCTCGGCCAGTTGCATCTTTCGAATACAACCTTGGTATGTAAGGCTCTAAGGGGTTTCCCGAACAACAAGATATCTCGCCGGTCTCGCCCAGAACAATTTGTTCTGTCGTTTGGCCGACTAGCAGCTGGGTTTATCCCGAGATGGCTAATCTCGGCCAGGCTACTTTTATGAGCAGTGAACAGTCAGCAGCGACGCTGAATTCGTTTACCCATGCCAGATTGAATGCGCAGCACGTTGTAGTTGACGGCGAACAGCTTCTGGGTGTTGACCAGAGCGGATGACTTCAGGGTTACCTGCACCTGAGCGTTGTCAATGCGAGAGAAGTTGCAAGTGCCGGTTGGCTGGTGCTCCTCTGGCTGCAGGGCGAAGGAATAGCAGTAGATACCTGGGTATGGGTTACCCTTGTGGTACTGGGAAGGCTGGTACTGGTTGAAGTACTTACCGTACTGCTCCTTGAAGCGATCCTGACCGTTCAGAATCAGCTTGAACTGGGACAGTGGGCCAGTCTCCAGGCCTGCAGTTGCAGATGGTGCACCCTCCTCAACCCATCCAGCACAGATATTAGAAGACGGCAGGGTGACGGAAGTACCAAGAGTAACATTGGAAGTTGACGCGTTACCGAGGTATACCATTGGAGAACCAATTGAGTTGGGGTTAACAGATGTACCAAGACCCTGCAGAGCAGTAATGTTGGATGTAACGTATACATTAGCTGGGTTGGTGCAGAAGTTCCACAGGGAGTTCAGGTATTGTGAAGGGGTGGCATTCTGGTAGCACCAGATCAGCTCCTTCACTGGGTGGTTGAATGACAGACGAACAGTCTGGGCAGAACCAGCAGCAGTGATAGTGTCACCGCCAGTGTGCTGCACCTGCTCAATCAGGTACTCATGACCCTTCTGGGCGAATCGGCGACGCTCCTCAGTGTCCAGGAACACATAGTTGGCCCACACCTCGAATATCTGGGAAGAGGAACCGAAGTAGCTGTTGAAGTTGGATGGCAGCTCGAAATCCAGGCGGACCTCGTGGTACTGCAGGGCAATCAGGGGCAGGTACAGACCTGGGTTACGGTTGAAGAAGAACAGAAGAGGCAGGTACACCCGGTTGTCGGAAGATGGAGAGGTACCCTGCTGATTACCGGCAGTTGCCATCTTATTGTACTGGATACGCTCAGTCTCGTCACGGAACAGCTCAGAGTACAGTCTCCACCAGGTCTGGAAGTGCTTGTCAATACGCTGACCACCGATGGACAGCTCCACAGAGGTGATGGCACGCTCAGCAATCCAGTTGACATCGACGTTGTACAGATTAGAGGTCAGGGCAAGGGTGGCGTTTGGCTGCAGAGAGACGAACATGTCACCCAGCAGGTCACCGTTGCGGGCAACTACCACAGACAGACGGGAGCTGTTACCAGGGCTACCGTTGATGGTCTGCTGAATAGTCTCCATAGCAAAGTTGGTGTGACGCTTGTACACCGCCTGAAAGAAGGTAACCTTGGGGTTACCGGTCAGGTACACGTCCTGAGCGCCATAAGCAACGAGCTGCATTAAACCACCGGCCATTTTGATATACGCATAGAAAAAAATTCGCGCCAATTTTACACCCGAATATTCTCTGCACCTGACAAGTATGCCAAGAACCGAGATTCAGCACGAGGAGGAAGAGGACGATATGCAGGAGGTTGACCCGTTTGAGCTGGTACTCGGGTGCCTTCAGACTGAGGATGGCGAGTCTATCGCCGATGTCATGAAGGGGGTTTCAAAAAGTCTGGATACCCTGAATAAGCTCATGGTAAAGCTGGTTGCCGCCAAGACTCAACTAAAAAATACAGATGCTAATCAATAAATGGCGTGTGCTGAGGAGTCCGAGCGTAAGATGCAGAGCATTCAGAACAGGTTCAGTGATATGAATGAGGATGCACTGTTTGAGACTGTTACTGGTCTCGAGAAGCGTGCTCGTCTTGATGAGACTGACATGAATCATGACTCTCTGCACAATTTTGGTTTTTGGCATTTCTTTCAGAGTGACGCTGACGAGAGTATTCCGAAGAATATCGATATGGCGGTGCTTGTTGAAAAAAACAAACTTTGTATCCAGGTTCTCATCAGTCTTCGGCATCGCCTGAGCGAACTTGGCCTGCTGGACAGTTCATCTGTCGACATCAATGGTAATGAAATGTCGAACGAGCTTCGTATCGCTCGTATTATGGAGGAGTTCAATGGGGCTTATGAAATGATCTATCACTATGTTCGTCGCCGTCAGAGGTTGGAGAACCCGTATGAGGTGGCTTCGTCAGACTCTAATATCTCACGTTTGTCTACAATGTATCTTGCTGAAGAGTCTCGTACAGGATACCAAGATCTTCTGCTGTATCTTTTTGAAAAGCTATTCACTATGAGGCTGAAGAGATACAAGGGGTACTGCTGCCGACAGATTCTGACTGCAGGAGGTTTCAAGACGAGGGCGTTTGAGCAGGTTATGCCTGTCCAGGAGTTTGTGTATTCTGTGACTCAGAAGGAGGACAAGTTTGACATGTGGTGCAAGATGACGAGTAAGGGCACAGCAGTGAAGGATGCTGTGAAACACTTGTCAGACTGTATCGACTTGCAGTTTCCTGAACTCAAGAAGAATCGCCACACATGGTCATTCAAAAATGGTATCTTCATGGGTACGACTGAAGAGGATCCTTATGCGTGTAAGTTTTTGCCGTATGGGTCTGAGGGGTATGATTCGCTTGATCCGACCATAGTCAGTTCAAAGTATTTTGATACAGATTTCAACACGTATGAGGACATTCCCGATTGGTACAACATTCCAACACCAAACATGCACAAGGTTATGGCCTATCAGGGTTTCTCTCCAGATGTGTGCAGGTGGATGTACATATTCATTGGTAGGCTTCTGTATGATGTAGGTGAACTTGACTGCTGGCAGGTTATACCATTCTTCAAGGGTATTGCAGGATCTGGAAAGTCTACCCTGATTTGCAAGGTGGTCAAAAAGTTCTATGATGCAGATGATGTGAGGGTCTTGTCGAATAACAGTGAGAAGAAGTTTGGTCTGTGGAGTATTTATGACGGGTTCATCTTCATCAGTCCTGAGATCAAGGGTGACATATGTCTCGAGCAGGCGGAGTTTCAGTCGATTGTATCTGGTGAGGATCTGTCGATTGCGCGTAAGAATGAAAAGGCTCTGAGTCTGCAGTGGAAGACACCTGGTATCCTTGGAGGTAATGAGATGCCAGGTTGGAAGGACAATTCAGGGAGTATCATTCGACGTCTTGTGACTTTTCAATTTTTGAAAAAGGTGAAGGATGCTGACCCGACACTTGATACAAAGTTGGAAGAGGAAATTCCTGCCATTCTGTGCAAGTGTATCAGAGCATACCTGCAAGCTGCAAAGGAGCATTCAGGGGTTGATATATGGAATGTCCTTCCAGATTACTTCAAGATGATCCAGAAGCAAATCTCGATGGTTACCAATCCTCTGCACCACTTTCTTGGTTCGGAAAAGTGTCTGTTTGGTGCAGACGCATCAGTTCCTCAGAGTGTGTTTGTCAGAGCTTTCAACAATCATTGTATCGAGAACAATCTTGGCAGGTTCAAGTTTCACCCAGATTTCTATGCTGCGCCATTTGGGGCTCGTGATATCGAGGTCCGTAATGATACGGTGACTTGGCATGGTAAGATGTTCCAGAATCAGCCGATCATTTATGGTCTTGACCTCTCAGCAGAACTTATTGACGATTAATAAGAAGATGGTTACAGCCCAAGAGCTGTTGAATGAAAATAGTTCCTTTGTACTCACTGGCCCTTTGAACATAGTATCTTTCAGTGCTACGGCTGACGCAGGTGTACAGATTGATATCAGAGATTTATTTGCACAGATTGTAGTCGGAAAGGATCCGGGTGTATATGAGGTTACTGGTAGATCTGGACAGTTTCAGCCGGTTATAAAATTTATGCCAGGGTTCCCACTGAATATATTAAAGCCGAGGGCGACTCCAAATGCGGTGGAAGTGAAGATAAAAGGCCCAACTGGAGGTGGACAAATTGTTGTCATTTACAAGACGGGAAAGATACGTCTGCAAGGCTCAGATATAGATGGTCTCTTTAGATTCGTGAAGAAGTATGTCCCAGATGTCACCAGGGGATCTATCAAGTATAATAATACAACTGCTCTGTTTGGTACGAATCTGAAATTCATGCGACTTGGTGATATGCCTCGAATGACCTATGAACCAGAGATTAGTCCGTTTGGGTTTCTCCGATCAAAGACACCAAAATGTACATTCCTGTTCACTACAAAAGGTGTGATTCATATACTTGGAGCTTCTGATATAGATGCATGCTTTGATTGGATAAAGAACTATCTTGATTCGGTAGACCAAAGGCTTCTCAGGGTATCACCTACAATTGCTAATGTGACACTTGGACAGGGTAAGGTTGCAAGAAAGACCGAGGGATCCCTTGTGACGCGGAAGGGTACAACATGTCCCAAGAATAGATGCCCAGACCCTTACTCGTACGATGGTAAGTGTCCTGCAGGGTACTATGTGAGGCCAAATCCACAAATGTTTCCATGTTGTTACAAGTCAAAGAGGGCGAAAATAACAGAGGTTAGAAAAGCATACCAGAATGCAGGTGTGAACATGCCCAACTCTGTGAGGAGTCTCTTAGGAAATAAAAGTCCATCGCCTGCATCCGTAATGTCCCCATCAATAAAGACAAGCTATGACGAACGAGGTGCGTTGAAGATTGGCACTAGACAATGCAGCAGGTACACACTCGAACAATTGAAGACACTTGCAGAACGTATGGGTATTGACACCACAAAATTAAAGACAAAGTCTTCCATATGTGACGCTATTCAGGAAAGGTTCCCTCCAAAAGAACCAAGTCCATTTAGGAAAAATTTTTCACTGAATGGTGCAAACTATGCGCTGTCTCGTAAGAATGGTAAGTTGTTTATAAATCGTAGAGTCCCTGTAAAGAATCATCAGACTGGTACAAAGAAGGGTGCAGCAGGTCCTAGATCAGGTATACGTGAATGCACAACAATTTTAAAGGCTGATCTGGTCAAATATGCAAGAGCTTTTGGTATAGAAGCTTCAAAACTGACAAAGTCTCAGATATGCGGCGAACTCATGAAACGAGTGAGATCTCCTTCACGGTCTCCGAGTTCAGCAAGTTCCAGTGGAATGTCAAATTTCGCAAGGAGCCTCAACAGGAACCTGATGAAGAGAAGGTCTCCTTCACGGTCTCCGAGTTCAGCAAGTTCCAGTGGAATGTCAAATTTCGCAAGGAGCCTCAACAGGAACCTGATGAAGAGAAGGTCTCCTTCACGGTCTCCGAGTTCAGCAAGTTCCAGTGGAATGTCAAATTTCGCAAGGAGCCTCAACAGGAACCTGATGAAGAGAAGGTCTCCTTCACGGTCTCCGAGTTCAGCAAGTTCTAGCGGAATGTCAAATTTCGCAAGGAGCCTCAACAGGAACATGATGAAGAGGTCTTCACCTCTACGGAAACTTAAAAAAGTGAATGTAGAAGTTATGTAAGGATGATTGACTACGGGATTATCACCATTTGCTTTCCAGATGGGCCTCTTACGGATGATCAGAGACTTTCAATTGTAAACATGAGTGTAGAAAATCAGCTCGTCACATCTGATAGGAGCCACTATGTTGACATACTTCACGACTGCAAAGAGTTTTCAAAGTTTGCACCTATTAAGATTACATGGGTACTACTCACCTATAAATACACCATGAATGTGCTTAAACAAGAGACGTGCGGTAAACATAATGAATTTTCACCAGGATTGGGAGCCTGTTGTATTTTCAAAGAAACCTCCCCAACAGACGAAGGGTCCGTCAGGAATACAGAAGGTTCTCAAGGATCAGGATGTATTCAGACACAAAGAGATTCCAAAGACGTTAGTGGACAGGATCAGGAATCGAAGAATTGAACTAAAACTCTCACAGGAACAGTTGGCAAAAAATATTAATGTGAGGCCAGCCATAGTGAAAAATATAGAATCATGCATTGGTCCATACAATCATGTGAATATCAACAAGATACTCAAGTCTATTGGTCTAACACTGAAAGCAGATTCATAACCTTGTGCATTCTGTTGTACAGTTCATGATCCTCTGCTGGTACACTGAGCAGTTCCACCTCAACCTGATACGACTTGGTCGTTTCAGAGTCCTTGTCAGTTGGTGCACCTTCTACAATCGTACAATCTATCTGAACACCTTTGCGTGTATATGATGTCCGCGTACGACGAACCTCTCTGTCCATCTCACACCCCTTGTTTTCACACGTCTCCTCTTTGGAAACTGCAAACCGGACATCGAGTGGACCATTGAGTTTGAAATCTTCAATGTACACCTTTGATTTCGTCTGGTGAACAGTATTGTCAGTATCATTGTCTATTATGATACGATAGTCACCCTTGTAATATACAGATTCGTCTGTTTTCTTGACAGACTCCCACTCTGTGTACTTGTCAAGAGAAGTTGTAATCTTTGTAAAAAGATCGTGACCGATGTTTGTGTCAAACATTTTCATAGTCTTTTTACCAAGACGAAACTCAATCTCAGCCCCCTTATTTTTGCGGGTTTGTATCTTGCACCGCTCGAATGTGTCCATTGCCAGCATTGGCTTCACGTTAGCCTTGAAGAGCATTTTTTCCTAGACTGATAAGTTCTGTAAACTTTATATCCTCCCTTATGTTTACGAGTGTGCGCTCGAATGTCCGTCTGTTGTTTGGGTATGTTTTGTCAGTCCTCATCTTGACTGGTATCCACACACCTTTTTCAAATTTGCACTCTATGATGCTTCCAACAGGTGCTTGGAAATTCGCCTTTGATACTGCAGAACCCTGTACGCACAGGTACCCTTCTCTATCATACATGAAATCAACTGTATTCTGATCCCGAGTCTTCCACTTGAAGAGTGTTTCATGTGTTCCGGTTCTGATGGGTTCGTCTACTGGTGTGAAAATAAGTCCATCTTTACCAGCTCCCAAAGGGTCCAAGTTGTTCATCTGATCGAGGGGTATATGATTCTTTATTGAAAGCTTGAATCCACCCTTGACCATCGGAATATTTTTTACGAGATCCTTCGCCTTTTGCATTCTGTATATCAAATCAAGTTCGCACAAGTCTTCACCGCCTATCATCATTGCATCATATACACAGAATTCATCACCGATAAGCTCTCCGTCGAGATACGTATCCTTTGGTACTCTGATCCGAACAATGGTCTTTACTAGGGCTCTGTTTATTATATATGGCTCAGAATCTTCCCTTATTAAAAAGTGTCTGACACCATCTGTTTTTTCGCAGACCCTGTATCTATTCTTGAGCAAAATGTCAAAATGTCTCCGTTCTATGGATATTGGCTGTGCACCTGAGAACCTCGTCATGGGTCCAGTCGAACTCCTGAAACCTCTAGGATATTCCCTAGACATTCGTGAGGGAATGTTCGAGTGACAGTAGATGCCGAATGGATTACAGGATGCAAGTCGTGAGCTTTGAGTTTCGCCAATGTATCCCTTGTTGGAAACTTGAGCTTCTTGTCCCTGAGCTTTCTGTGGAACTTGTTCCCTCCAACGACAAAGGCGCTTGGATCCGCGCCTACGTCCACATCGAATTTTAGGGCGCGTTGGGACACCGGTTCCTTTGAATCTTCGAGGGTCTTTCGCTTGAACTGGTCCCAGTCAACCCCCTCCACAGGACCAGGGAAAACGACAACCCCGTCGAAATCAGTGAAGCACTTTTCCATAGCTGAGTCGTCAATAGATGTTGAATAATCTAAAAACAAAACAGTGTCACCCTTCTCAACGAGCTTTGCAACCCCATCTCTGTTGTCCATCATGTGGATTGCTAGATTTTTGTTTCTGAGCATGCACTTTACATTCATATTCACGAGTGTTTGTAATGTACTTGCAGTCAATGAACGATTACGTGTTACGCAGTACACGTTCATTTTAGTGAATACGATGCTGTAAACCTTAGGTTACCTACATGTCCTAATGTTGTCGTCACGTCTGCATAAATTTTACCACCCATCATCTGCCACCTTCTGCAGAATGCGTAATCCTCCGAGAGATATCTCCTAGAATCGGGATCAATCATACAGTCGAAAATGGCGCAGTACTCTTCGAAATCTCTATTCACGTGATCGTTCACACACTTGAGTTCGGGTGTATACCTCTCATACATTTGTTCGATGACCGATCTCTTGATGAGCATGAACCCAGTTGGACCATCGAGCACCTCTGCAAACCCATTGGTAATCTGAGTCTTTTGGTATTTGAAGTTCATCACAAGATCACTTGCGAGTTTATCAGGGTTCTTCTTCGATCCTTCTTTTACACCGGACTCTACAGAGTTCCAGTTGATACACTTTTTGGGATAACACGCAACCGCTACATCATGGTTACTCTCGATCAAGCGAACAACCGCCTCTGGATCAAAGTGAATGTCTGCATCGATAAACATGAAATATTCCGCCTGTGTCTTGTATAGAAAACGTGCAATTGAAATGTTTCGAGCCCTGTGCACAAGGGACTCATTCTCTGTCGTGTCCAGCATGAGACCAATATTTTTGCGGGCACAGAGCTGTTGCAGACGTACTATGCTAGCAGCATATACATCGAGGCACAACCCTCCATAGCACGGGGTGCTTAAAAATACGGTAACCATCCTTGTGATTTTAGTGTTTCATGTCCTTAGTTAGCCATGCAGCAAATAGAAGCCATGCAACATAGAGCCACAGGATTGGTCTGAGTCTTGCAAGGTACACTGCAGTCACTATGAGACCTACGAGTACAGAAAATGCGATTGTTTTTTCGCGATCTTCAAAATATATCTTTGTCCATATTGCATTGAGGATAAGGTTGACATAGAATATTGGGTTGTCCCATAATTGTGAAGCTCCAAGCAGACCGTATAGAATTGTCCATACTATTGGGAACACCCATCCAGGGGGTTGATTGGGGACTTTTACAGCTCTTGTGTCGGTCATGGACCCTGCAAGGGCTGTGATAATTGGTGGTACATACTCCATTTCTAAAAGTTGCGGATATTATAATACAAAAGATGGGTGAGTGTTCTGTGTGCTGTGAGACTTTGAACAATTCGTACAGATCAAATGTTGAGTGTCCTCACTGCAAGTACAAGGTATGTGCAGAGTGTTGTTCTACCTATCTGTGTGACACTCCTGAATATGCGCACTGCATGAATTGCAAGAAGGGATGGGACAGAGGATTTATGTCCCAATACATAAGCAAGGCATTTGTCAAGGGCCGATATAAGGCTGCTCGTGAAAAGCACTTGCTCGATAAGGAGATGGCGCTGATGCCGGCAACACAGATTGATGTAGAATGTATTCGATACAAACAGAAGCAAGAACGTAAAATGAGAGAGATTGCCAAAGAGATTGGTAGTCTTCAAGTTGAGAGAGGACGCATGTGGACTGTGGATTTACAGTCACTGAAGATTGCACAACAATTGGAAATTGATATTTTTGTACTGAAGAAGAAACAGGATATTTGTAGATTTAAACTTGATCATACTGATTCTAAGGTGAACCCTAAAAAAACCTTCATTCGAAAGTGTGGCGGTGATGCATGCAAGGGATTTTTGAGCACACAATGGAAGTGTGGTCTGTGTGAAAAATACACCTGCAAGGATTGTCTCGAAGTGAAACTGTCTGATCAAGAGCACACATGCGACCCAGATGCAGTTGAAACTGCAAAACTATTAGCTACTGATTCCAAACCCTGTCCGAGCTGTGGAACTGTTATTTTCAAGATTGATGGGTGTGATCAAATGTATTGTGTTATGTGCCACACAGCATTCAGCTGGCGATCTGGGCATATAGTCACTGGCCGAATCCACAACCCTCATTATTTTGAATATAGAAATGCTATGAATATGCAAATCAGAGAAATTGGAGATGTACCATGTGGAGGTATGCCATTATTAAGACATATGCCTGCTCCACCGCCGCATATTTACGATGATGTTTGGGGAGCATACAGACTGTGTATTCATATTCAAGAAGAGACTATACCACGGTTGGCTCCGAGGGATACAAAACAATTTCGTATAGACTATCTCATGGGATATTTGAGCGAAGCTGGATTAAAGTCTGATTTGCAGAGGATTGAAAAGGCTAATTCAAAAAAATTGGAATATCGTCTCATCTACTCTATGTTTTCAGATGTTGCGATTGATTTGTACAGGAATGTCACACTGGTGTCTCAATACGAACAGCTGGTGGTGGAGATGAAAAATCTAGTGAATTATGCGAATGATCAGTTTGTGAGAATTGCTGACGCATTTGGTTGTAAACCGCCTCGTATCTGGGCTCAAGGCTGGAGCTTGAACCCACCTCTCGTAAACCGGCCGTAGGAGATCCTGGAGGACTTATAGTTGTTGGGGTTGATATACCTGCGCACACATCTGGCTTGTGCTTTGTATCTGGGAAGGATATGTTGAAATTTTTTATGATTTTATCAGGCACAAGAGGACTCTGTGATAGTAACCTGTCTATTTCCTGTCTCACGTACTGTATGAGGTCCTGTCGTTGGTGTTTATCAGACAATTGGAGCTCAGTGTCTATAAATCTGTAAATCATAGCATATTGCATAGCAGCACTCGCGTGCAATTCAGTCTTTTCAGCCGCCTTGGTGAATCTCTGTACAGAGTTCAACAGACTGATTATCACGTTGACTCCTCCTATAATTAAAGAGATGTTTCTATCTGATATACCCATAGAATTACCTGATCCTCCGCCAGTTGTAAAAGAACCTGCTCCTGCGAGTGTGCTCAGCAGTATACTTGCATAGACGTACCTTGTGTTGAGCTTCTTATACAATGTCATGGACTCGTAGTGCAGCCATCTCCATCCAGCCACCTTCTCCCTCCATTCCCTGAGCAAGTCCATCTCATCTTCGGTATACATTCTAAAAACAGCGCACATAATAAGGTTAGATGGCGTCCCTTGCTCGGTACCTCAAGATGCTCGAGACTTCTCGTCCTTCCATAGTAATTGCAACAGGTCCTGCAGGAACCTCAAAGACGTATACTGCATGTAGTGTTGGATCGAAGAGGGTCCTGTCTGGCCAATATGACAGATTGATTCTGACTCGGCCGACTGTTACTGTGGATGGCGAATCTCTTGGGTTTCTGCCAGGAACACTTGATGAGAAGATGCAGCCATGGATTCAACCATGTGCAGACGCTATTGGTATTCCAGCACTCAAGAAGTTGAATCAGACTGGCAAGATTGAAGTATGTCCTCTTGCTTTTATGCGTGGTAGAACATTTGAAAACTGTTTCGTTGTCGCGGATGAGATGCAGAATGCAACCCCTCAGCAGATTCTCATGGTTCTTACGCGTATAGGGTTTGATACGAAACTCGTGATTACAGGGGACGTTACACAGTCTGATAGGACCGATGGTGGTCTCGCAGATTTACTCAGGCGCGTTGGATCTGCAGAGTCCTCGGAGGTTTCTCAGGTTAAGTTTGATGCGTCAGAGATCAGGAGGCACCCAGTCGTCAAGGAGGTTCTCAGGCTGTATGAAAAATAAAATGTTTGGCAATGTCAAATGGCAAACACCAATGTAGGTGGTCGTTCTATCTTCGCTACTCGCAAAGTGCGTTCTAACAAGGGTGTCAAGCGTGGCCCCCGTGTGGCCCCAATGGTGGCACCAACCAACATCGTCATGGTGAATGCAGGTGGCGTTGCCCACGTCCAGGCTGCTCCCAAGGCTCGTCGTGTGGCTGCTGGTACTCGCAAGCCTCGCTCTAACAAGGGCACCAAGCGTGTGTCCAAGTATGCCACCAACGAGAACCGCAAGGCTGCCAAGCGTGCCGCTGCTCGCCGGTACTATGCTCGCAAGCGTGCAGGTCTGCTTAACATGCCCCGCCTGTAAATTATTCAGGACGGACAGCTGAAAATTTGAAGCACTCCCACATCTTTGAAGACTTTTTGTACATGGCTGAAAACTCGTCTATAGTGTAGGTACTCCCCATACTTTTGTTGCAATTTGAGCAGAGTGGTTTCAGATTATCCAATTCTAACAACCCCCCTTTACTTTCGGGAACATTATGACCAACCTCGAAAGTAAATGGAGTGAGTACGTTTGTGCACCAAATGACTGCACATTTGTACTCGAACCTTTTTCCACAGTATGTCAACCATACTTGTTGCCTGATTGCGGCGGGTATTTTGCGTTTCATTGTATAAAAAATGTATGATCACTTTAAATGTTTGACATAAAGACTCTTTTCAGCACACTTGTTGTTTCAATCCTCCTGATTGCCACCAGCTCACTTGGTATTCAGTCTATGGATGCTCAGAAGAAGGGCGGTGCAAGCAAATCTTTCCTGATTGCAACCCTCGTATTTGGTATTGTTGGTGTAATCATGTCCTTTGTGGGTGGTGGACTCAAGTACAAGTCTGGTTAGTATCCCAGTGCCATGAGCTCTATACACAGTAGTATAGCCCTTTGATAATTGAAATCTGGATCAATCTTCTTGCATGTACCCTCAACAAGCCCTGTAGTTCTTATAATCTGAAAGGTGGTCCTATCAAACTGAACTGGTATTTTTGTTGTAAATTGCGTTGTCGAAAACGCCTTTACGTCAACAGTATTCAGATATCTGAGGCATCCTCGAATGAATAGTCTCGTCTCCTTTTCATCATTTATCACCATACCCATCTGCACCATGCATGAGAATATTTCATCTTCATTCTGATCCTGTATAGCCCTGAACAGTTCTCTCATATATACCTGATATGACCCTGGTATACTAATCACATTTCCGAAATCATAGAGCACAAGCTTTCCATTTGAAAGTCCTATGTTCCCTGCGTGAAGGTCTCCGTGAACCTCACCCTCGAAGAGAATCTGTTGAAGAAACATTGTCATGACTTTGTGAGCAGTTTCTGAATCACCGTTATCTAGTATACCTGATGATGGCATGTGTTCCATGACAATCACATCATCTGTTGAAAATTCAGGAAATACCTTTGGGATCCTTACCATTGTCGAATCGATATACATTTCACTAAACTTTTGCATATTCTGAATCTCGGCTCTGAAATCAATCTCTTTTTGTAGATTCTCTTTAAAGTCGTTGAATACTGAGTCTATCAGGGATTTGTCTACAATGCTTATAAATCTTTCGATAATGGCAAGATCTTTCTGTATCTTTTCGAGTATTCTTGGTCTTTTTATTTTGAATACGACATTCTTACCTGCTATCCTCCCCTTGTGCACCTGAGATATGCTGGCAGATGCTATGGGCACTTCATCAATCTCTCCTTGTGTAAACGAAAGAGATTCGAATGGTTCAGGTGGAACGCGGTCTCTCAGAGTTCCCAGGTCTTCGGCAAGGTCCTTTCCAAATATATCCTCTCTGTTGCTCATAAATTGCCCAAATTTTACGTAGACTGGTCCAGATTTTTGCAGTTCGTTTCTGAGCCATTTACCTCTGTACTGCTTTGGAATTATACGAAACCCTACATTGAGGTACAGGGGTCTCCACATCCTTACTGATCAGCAGTATCTTTGTTTCTTACAAATGCAAGCAGGGTCTCGAGATCATCCTCTGCAGTCTTTCTGAAGACATCCTGAATTTTCTTCAAGTTTTCTATCCGCTTGGACTCAATCTCTCTTCTGAGTCGCTGCACCCTGCTGGGCTTTTTGGGGGCTGGCTGATCCTGTGCGTTACATCTGACTACAAATGGCTTTGCAAGGGTATACATTTATTGTTGTTCTACAAAAAAGGTTGTTCGAATGTTACTGAAGTAGAGATGGATGAATCATGAATCAATGGATCCGTGCTGGCAGAACCTTCCGACAGACCTTGTCGACTACATATGCGGCACATGGTTGCCGAGGGTAAGAGGAGTGTCACTGCATTTCAAGAATGATCTCAGGTCTTATATTTCTCAGAGGGACTTTTACAATCTTCTTGAAAATTATACAAATCTGTTTGGGCCATACAGGGCACTTGATGTATTCTGTGATGACATGTACAATCTATTGAATGGGTACCATGAAGAGTGCCAGAGTGAATTTCTTGCGCATAATGCGTGGAATCCAAATGCTCTATGGTCTGCAATGGACCCTGAACAAAGGGGGGTGCTCATGATAGAGGCATGACTTGAAAAGGATGTTCTCAGACAACTGAAGCTATCTCGTGTGAGTCGTCGGCAGCAGACATGTACGCAAGGCCTCAGCTCCGCAGGTACAAGCAGGGATCCTTCCTGAACACTGGGGAGTCACATCCTCTTTTGAAGAGGGATGCTGATATCAAACCATGGTCCCTCAAATTTGCACCTATCGCAGACTGGAAGTCGTATATTCGTCTGCTGGAACTTGAGGGGGCTACACCAGAGGAGCTTGTAGAAGCGCAGGAACTTCATGAAAGACCTACAGTTCCACGTGTAGATTCTGTGAAACGCAAGGAGTACAATACAAGGCCAGTGATGGTAAAGTTGAGGGTGACTAAGGATGGTGTGAAGGCGGTTGTGGTTGAGAATAAGTTGGCGAGTATGATTAGAGACTATTGTAGCTGGGGGAAAATGGTTCCTCAGAAGGTGTGGATAGAGGCGTGGGTTCAGGCAGGGGTAGACTTTAAGGATGTTTTGGCGGGAATAGTTCGTAGGAATGCTCGCAAAACTGAGGAGCTTCCAAAGTGTCTCAGTTTTGCTACTGCTGATATTGTAACGGTGAAGAAGGTTAAGAAGGTACTTAAGCCTGTAGTCAAGTTGACATAAATGGACTGGTCCACCGTGACTGACCTGGAGGAACTCCGAACAGATGTACTAGAGAATGGTTGGGACGATACCTATCGTAAAAAACTTCGTCAGTTGTTGTCGTCGTCTGGGGTGAAGGAGTCTGATCCTGACTCGGAGTATGACAGAATTTTAGAAGAGTACACTAGATGAAACGCCTAAGTTTTACAAACAATCGTCTGCGTTACAATACCAAAAGTGATACAGTGTATTTTATTGTCGACGAAAAGACTTTGTCGTCTATGAAGTTGGACACTTCAAGGAATGGAAAGACTCTGATTCTTTATATGGGTACAACCCTTGCACCATACCGCAGGAAGGGTATAGGTCAGTACCTCAGGGCTCATATAATAAAGGCGGCAAAGAATGCCGGATACAACTTTGTTGAACAAAACTCTGTAAATTTGGCAACTGGTAACAATACGAAGAAGCCTCCGTCTGCCTATATCATGAATAAGCTTGGTGGAGTCAGGTCCAACGGAAATTCGTATCATTACACCTTTAACTTGAGAGGTAATCTTCCAAAGGGTACCCGTAATTCATTGAATAAAAAGCCTCGTATATAATAATGAAATTGGTTGGTCGTGGTGATGAGATTCCTATGTTTACCCCTTCGTCGTATGTTCACTTTTCGTTTGGGATTGTTACGGCAATGATTGCAAAAAGCAGAGGGTACCCGTTCGGCACGGCATTCACTGTTGTATCACTACTTCATCTTTTGTACGAGTTAAAGGACCAGATGTTTGGAACTGCGAGCTTTGCAAATAGTGTAGGTGATCAGGCTGTTGCGATGATTGGATTCTGTATACCATATTTTACTGATTTGAATCCTATTTTAATTGTTACTGTTGCCCTACTGCTCTATTTCAGTCCACTGAGTTCAAAGGATGGCAAGGGTGGGTGGGCTTTTCCGCATACTGGTTGGAACGAACGTTCATGAAAAAAGTAAATAGTAGTGAATAGTAACAATGCCCAGAATTCAGAATCAGTACCTGGCGGTTTGGAGAGAGGCGTGCAAAAAGTACCTAACAGGAGGTACTTTTAAAAAGATTCCCAAAAAGGGAACACCAGAGCATAAGAAGCTCTATGCAATGTATCAGATTATGCTCTTGAATTCACATCCGACTAACTGGAAGTAAAAAGTGGTGTTTGAAGTGTACTGAAGTAGACGTCTCTCATGGATTCGCAGGCACCTGGTGAAGAAGACGACTCTACGAGAATGGCAGAGTGCTGTGTATGCTATGATGATATGTGCACTGGTCGCTGCACCACGATGAAGTGTGGTCATCGTATGCACACTAAGTGTATCAAGACATGGTACCTCAAGAATGAGAACCCAACCTGCCCGATGTGCAGGGGTCCATTCAGATTCAAGGGGTGCATAAAAGCACTTGATAGCTGGGACTCTGAGAGGGAAGATTTTGAGGATGAGGTGTTTGATAACCATCTCGAGGACTTGTTCCAGTATATGGAGGATGAGCCATGGGCAATGAACTTTTGGCTTGGTGCTATCGAGCAGGATCAGATACTGTACAATGTACTCAAGGGTTTTGAGTGGGATCCAGATTGGATCCAGGACTATCTGGAGGATGAGCACTCTACTTGGATTAGCCCAAGGAGGCTGAACAAGAAGAACTGGCCTGGCAGGAAGCGGGATCCTATCAAGGTGAAGCCGCCAAAGCACTTTGCCCCAGTGAGGCGCCAGCGCATTTTTTAAAAATTTATTTATTATAAAAAGGGTGTTTTGAGTCAACTAAAGTTTTTAAACCGTATAACAACCATAATGGAATTTCCAAGTGATGCCCGCAAGTTTTCTCTGCAGGGGTCTCACAAGGCTCGTGTAGTCAGTCTTCATGATGGTGATACGCTTACATGCATTATTGGATTTGAAAATTCATTTTACAAGTTTCCCATCCGCATTGATGGCATAGACACATGTGAGATGACGAGCAAGGACCCTGTGGCTAGGGGCAAGGCTTTCATGGCTCGTCACCGTCTTTTCGAGTTGATTACCTGTGATCTTACTGTCGATACCATTACGTGGCGTAAGCGTGACTTTGATAGTTACTTTCAGAAGAATTATACTGTGGTTACCCTTGATTGTAAGGAGATGGACAAGTATGGAAGGGTTCTTGCGACTATAGATAATTTTGGAGAGTTGCTTATCAAGGAGGGGTTGGCTTTCAAGTATGATGGCGGCCGTAAATTTACAGAGGATGAGCAAGTTGCCACATTCGCCTAAAAAAATCACCTGAATTACTTGTAGGAAATATGAACCCTGAGATTGTTGAGCTTATTTCTACTCTTGATGCACAGGCTCAGGATGTTAAGGATACTCGTGCAAAGCTCAAGGAGCTCATCGAGGCGTCATCTATTTACAAGAATGTGTATGACACTTCTGTGAGTACTGTTGATGAGAATGGTTTTGAGGTGTCTGAGAAGGATGCTGCGAAGCACTCGTATTCGGTGACACTTAAGAATTACAGAAAGATGATGAAGCAGGATGAATCAAGAGACTGACATTGTAAAACTCAAGAAGATGTACAATGAGTTGGAAAAATACAAACCTGTTGACAATGTTGACTTTGCTAGAAAGTTGGATCGTCTTTACGAGATTCGATCTCGTATAAGAGAGCTTGAGATTGAGGATATAAATTGCTGCATGTTTAAGTGAAATTGTTCTAGAAAAATAGGGGCAGTATATCGTAAATGGAGTTTACTAGGGCTGCAATAGCTGAGAAGCACGGTACTGCTATCATTGGGGGTATATGCAAGAGTAACAAGAATAAGTGTTTCACTCTTATAATCAATGAAAGGACTCATTACGATGACCTCGTCAGATCGGATGGTACCATTGATTATATGGGTCAAGATGGGGGTATGCGTAACCATAATAACTTGTCTTTGAATAACTCTATATGGCCTCTCTATGTCTACCGGAAGATTATTGATACCCATTTTTACGAGTATCTTGGTGAGTATGAAAAGAGAGACTACGCATATGAGTATCGTGACAAAGAAGATGAACTTGTTGTAATGTTTCTACTCAAAAAGAGTGTTCGAAGTACACTGGAGTGAGCGCCGCCTCTGAATAGTCAGTTCCGGTTCCAGTGCAATGGCTTCTTCTCTGAGTGATCGTATGCAGGGGTTTATGAAGCGGTGGTCTGACCCTGCCAGGCCTGTCATTCTTCCAAAGGAGGGTTTTGTGACTCTTCCTTGGACGGAGTATTACCGGTTTGCTGGTATGAGTTATCAGGGGTTTATGAAGGTGGACAAGGATATCCTGATATCAAAGATTGGGTCTGCGAATGGGTACAGTGATAATGAGGTGGAGTGCGAGTGGTACCTGAAGTTTTATGATGGGTCTTTGCTGCATCTGTTTTACAAGAGAGGTGATGACCTGTTGTATATTCATGGTGTTGATTGCAAGGCGGTGGGCTTGGCCCGCAAGGCGGTTTTTTAAAAATTTTCTTCATAGAAAAGGGGTGTTTGAGGTGAATTGAAGTTTTGTTGGGTACCATTGTATAGGAGGCACAGAGATGGATTCTGATATGAAGCTTCGTTGTGAGCTGCTTCACGAGAGGTGGATTCAGTATGGTACGGATGGTGATATGGATCAGGATTTGTTGGATCTTGTTGAAGATGTGTTGGTTGTATGTCCCGATGAGAATCTATCTGATTTGTACGATGGGTATTCTACACATATGGAGGAGTATGGTTCTGATGATGGGCTGTTCAGGGAGATTATATTGTATGTATTGACCCTTTTTTAAAAATATCCTCCAAGCAAAAGTGGTGTTCACTCGTTTCAGAAGCAGAGGCAGAGGCAGAGTTCCAGAGTCAAACGATGAGTTCTTTTGTTGATTTGCCGTGTGTGTTCCGGTTGGCTAGGCTTCATTGCGGTAAGGATGCACTGACGTATGACGAGTATCTTTTCTACCTTGGTATTTGGAGGGATATGTCTGATAGTGCACAGGACATTGTAAGGCGTATTGTTTTTTAAAAATTTTCTTCATAGAAAAGTGGTGTATGGGTGTTACTGAAGTGTTCCGAAATGGGTGTTCCAACTGAATTGAAGATAGGCAGGGTCCCAGTGATGGCAGGGATCTGAGAGGCGAG